CTATTTCGTATAGGTTTTCTAATATGGTTTGGTCGTGTTGTTCATATCGTTTATATAGTTCTTTGGATATTGGTCCAAAATATTCTGCGTGTTTTACCAAAGGAACAACATCATTGATGTTTTGTTTATCATAATGTAATCTGTATTGATGATGATGTGCATTTGTTAAGTGTTGTTCGGTATCGTATGGTTGATTGGTTTGTTGATAGTATGCCCAATTTAAATCTCTTATGTCTTTACCGAATACTAATGTGTTGTGATGATATTGTTTTAAATCTTGAACATAAATTGTTTGTTCAGTTTCTATCATTGGTAGATTATCACGAAACTTTTCTGTATGATGAACCGGAACAATGTATTGCTCAAATTGAAAATCAACCCAATAACAACTAATACGATTTTCTTGTGGATGCTTTTGAACATCTGAATACATTTGTAATAATACAAATGGTTTTGATTGTATGTGTTGTTTGAGTTGGTTTAATAGAATATCTGTATTTACTATAACCATTTATTATAAGTATTGATTTATATAATCAAAATGTAATTTTTTATTATTTCCTTATATTTATATAAAAAACTTATAATAAACTTATTTTAAAAATAATAAAATGAAAATTAAAAAGAATGGTAAGGTAATTAGATTAACAGAATCAGACCTTAAAAGAATTGTAAAAAGAGTATTGACTGAAGAAAAACTTAATGAACAGTGGTATAAAGATCTTTGGAATGATGTAAAAAGAGATGCTAACTATATTGCAAGAGATATTAAAAGAGCGGCGGCAGAGATTCCTGATATTCCAGGAAGTTTTAAAAAATTAGGTGACTACTTAACAGATGGTAAAAACTGGGAACAAGTAGCAGCCGGTTTTAAACAAATGGGTAAAGAATTAGGTTTAGTTGACGAACAAGATGAAAAAGGTGGTTCTATGAAAGATAAACTTAAATCAGCTTTAGGAAACAAAACGTTTGAGAAAATAATGAAGTTAGTTAAGGCGGCTGAATAATAAAAGACTATCAATTAAATTTTATATGAAAATCAAAAAAAATGGTGAAGTAGTTAATTTAACAGAATCTGAATTAAAAGAAATTGTTAAACAATATAAAATTAAAAGATTTTTATCTGAAGATAGAGAGTCTAGGATGACAGAAGATAAAAAAATTAAAATTAAGTCTATAATCAACAAGATTACTGAGTTAACTAATATTTTAAAAACTGCTGACACTAATTCCGAATCATTAGAAACTTTACATAAGTTAGAGATGTCTATAGAAAAAGAAATTGAAAGATTAGAAGATAAAATTAATAAAGTAGAAGAAAAAAAATAAATGTTATGAAAAAGCATATGTTAAAAGAAACAAATGATATGAGAAGGTTAATGAACCTTCCTTTGTTAAAAGAAGAAATGGAATCTGCCGGTAAAGAAGATAAAAAAGCTTCTGGTGATTTGGATGAAATGAAAAATTATGGTGATCATCAAGAAAGAGATGAATTCGATGATAGAGAAAGCGAAGTAATTGGAGTGGATTCTGATATCGACAAACAAAGGTTACAAAAAGAAGGAGAAGAATCATTACCAACAATGAAAGAAATGAAGAAATGTGTTTCTGAAGGTATGTCTAAGAAAGCGGTATGTGAAAAATACGGTGGTTGTGATCAAGAGAAACTTAAAGAAATGTATGATTCATGTAAATCAATGAATGAAGAAGATACACTTAAAGAAGCAACTATGGAAGAAAAGAATAAATACTGTCAAAAACATTTTAAATGTGATTATAAAGATTGTACTGACAAGCAAAAAGCACAATGTGACGAAAATTGTGGTAAAGCAATGAATGAAGATTCTGAAGGTGAAGAAACTTATAACTATGGTGAAGATGAAGGACATGATCATATGGAAGAAATGTCTATGGAAGATCATATAAAAGCAATTGAAGATCATTTGGGACACCTTAAGAAAGATATGTCTTTTGATGAAGATCACGAAGATAGAGATGAGAAAGGTACTCATTTCGCAGAAGGTAAAAGATACAGTAAAGTATTAAATACCCTTACTGAATCAGAATATAACAGATTAAGAAAATATGTATCTAACGGTAAAAAATATAATAAAATATTAAATACACTTACTGAATCGGAAATCAAAAAATTAAAGAAGTTTATTAAATAATTTTCATTTTAATTTTAAAAATTTAACCCTATAATTAACTTTATAGGGTTTTTTTTTATAAAATATTTGGCAGTTTAATATATTTGCCTTATATTTGTATTATAAAATTAATAATTATGAAAAATTCAAATCAATATCCAATGTATAACGAAGACAAAATGTTTACTAGTGACGGAATTAAAATGTCATTTATCGATGTATTATTTGCAATATGGGCAGTACTATGGTTTATAGGAGTAGTCTCTAGAGAATATCAAGAAAATACACCGATATTTTTTGCAATAGGTGTCTTATTAACTTATATCAGTACTAAAGGGTTATCTAAGGTTATTAGAAAAGCAATTACTAATAAAATAGGTTATAACAATTACGGCATAAAAAGATTTTTAGTGGCAGTTCATTTACCACTATTAATTATTATTAGTATACTGTTAGCATAATAGTAAAATAGTGAAATTATAAACCCTCCATAGTGAGGGTTTTTTTATGCGTAGATATTTATAAATAAAAAACATGTCTAAAAGAAAAACTAAAAATATTGTAAGTGAAACTACTAAACAAATTTATGTGACTCATAACAATGATTCTACAATAGAAAAAATTAAAACTAATCTAGATTCATTAACAGAAGGCGAGTTTTTAAATACATACCGGTTACTAAAGACTTATAAGGAAAGATCCGACGCACTTATAAAAAGAGGATATGAAATTAATGAGGATGAAATAATAAATCCTAATCATTTTTATTCTACTATTACGGTTAATTTAAAAAGTGAAATAGAGACGTGGTATAAACGTAAACCATTTAATTTAATTAAAAAAGAATTACTAGCTAATCCTAATATAGTTTTGGAAAATCCATATAGTGAATTTATTGTTTTTGATGACAATGGAAATCCACATACTTTTTATAAAAAGAACTGATATTTATTTTTAGATGGAAACACAATCTAATTCATATAAATTCTTAGAAAAAGTTGCAGATGAACTGATGAACAATATTCATGTAAGTCCTCCTTCAGAAGAAGATGGGGATATTTTTTGGGATTTTTGGTTTGCGTTTAGTAATAGTATAGATGGAGATATACATTATCAGTTATCAAAATTTGATTTAGAAGAAATGCATGAGAGCAAGCAACCGTTAGTTGAGTTGACTAGGGATATAGTTAGGCAAACTCTTAATGACTTTTTTATTATTTTTGAGGAACATTATGGATACTTTAACCTTGAAGATATAATAAATGTTTTGGCTAGATTTTTCATACCTAAACTTTATAACAGATATCTTAAAGAAGATGATACTCCAGATGCACCTATTGTAATGAGGGAAAATAAAAATATGGAGTCATTAATTGATAAGGTGGTTAGAGATATTGAAAAGAATTTTAGATACGGTAAAGAGAGTATAAATTTTAATACTGTAGATTATGGGTTTAGAGATAGAGATCTTAGTAGAAATGTTGATTTTTATTATGATCCTTATCACAGTAATGTAGGAATATTTGATTATAAATATATGTTGGGTACTTTATCTAACTTAGTTGCATATTATCTGTATAAAATAATGGGTATAGGTGACCCAAAAAGTCTACAAATATCTAATAGACATTTCGATGATCCTATGGTTGCACCAATTGCAAAAAAATTAACACAAAATGCATATAAAATTGTAAAAGAAAAAAGATATGTAAAAGAATTGAGGAATGTTCGTTCTTCATTAACTGAACAAACTGCACCTCAGATTAGACAGAATGTGGGTAAAATATATCATGAGAATGGATTTATTAATAGAATAGTTACTGACATTTTAAAAATGACTGTTTTAAGATCCTTTAAAGTTTTATTTGATTTTAATGGGTTAGGTTTTACAGGTGGACATCATTTACCACAATTATTATATAGATGGAACGATAAAACAGGATTAACAAAAGATAGTATAAATGTAGTCAGAAGAAATATACCTGAATTAGTAAAACAATATTTAAAGAAACAAAGTTTATTATCAGGAGATGATGATCCTACCGTACCTATAATATCCGAAATATTAAGTGATGAAATTATAGAACAAATAAATAATTACCAAAGAGATGAAGATTGGGAGGATTGGAATGAAGAATGGATATTGGCGGAATCTACTAAACAGACAGACTATTTAGATAAAGTTAAAAAAAAAGTGATTGACTCTATAAGTGAAGACGATAGGTTTTGGAATTTCAATGATATGGTAGAACCTACTTACGATGATAATGTTGCGCCGGTTAGGGTAGAAAAACAAGGGATATTAAATAGGTTAAGGGGAGATTGGTTATTTAATAGATTTAAAGAGTTTTATGGTGAGTTGTATGCCTTATCGTATGAAGAGATTGAAGAGATTTATAATGCATCACTTTACCACATATTTAAAAATAATCGGTTAAATTCTATGAATAGCATTTTAATTGGTGATTGGGATTTAGAGTATACCCCCTCATTAATAATTAGAGAAGAAGATTGGGGTAGTTATCTAACAAGAGATTATGATCTAAGAAAGATAGAAGACTATATAGATATGATTAAATGGTCCAGATATGGTAAAATAGATTATTTAGGTGCTGGTAGTGAATCAAAATTTTTTAAAGGTAAAAGAGCATACGAAGCCACATTAAAGGATGAAGGTTTTTTTGATGGGTGGACTAAGGAAGACTTTAAACCTTATCACGAAGATTTAATATCTTATTTAGAAGATTATCACGGACAAAAACTTACTTATTAGTCTCTAAATATTTCTCAACCCAAAGTCTTATTTCTCTTCTAGTTGTTGTATTATATAGGTGTGGATAGTTATCTAATAAATAACCTTCTATAATGTCAGTACACTCCATTTTTTTTACTGAATCATCATAATCGGTGGTTGTGTTGTTCATTTTTTTATTTTTTCTATTTGTTTTGTTATTCTCATTGCTTCTTCATAGTCTTCTACTTCTAAAGCTTCTTCTAATTCTAAATCTAATTCCGTAAGGGTTTTTTCTTCTTTTTCTTCTTTAGGAAATAATTTGTCCTTATTAATACCTATAAGGTATCCACCCCAAAAAATAAAGGTTATTGATAAAAAAATTATTAAATATTCTATTAAACTTAAATCATTCATTTTTTATAAAATTTATATGCACCTACTATTCTACATTTTAGTTGTTTAGAATCACAAGAATTACCTACAACTACACCGTCTATTATTGTAAATGCGTGACCTCTTACATGTATTAAATATCTCCCAATATTATATTCTTTAATAAATGTACCTACAGTCATTTGGCTGGCTCTGGTTTTACCATAGGTAGTTATAAGTGGGTAAAACTTACTATCTAATGTACGTTCTACATAACGATACTTATATTTACGATCTTCCCAAGAATAATACTTAACAGGTTTTTTAAAGGTGGTTTTATCGTGATTTTTTAATTCTTTATACTTATAACCATTTAACGTCTTTAAACCTTCTCTTTGACTCATTGTTAATGGAAAACGTGGCGTACCTTTTCCTTTTTTTCTTTTGAATATTTTCTTAACGTAATCGTGTGCATCGTCATAAGGTGATTCTGTGACTGATGCAAACGCTCTTACACAACAATCATTATCCTCACTTTTTGCTATTGCACTTTTAGAATAACCTACTATTGCATCATCAGTATCTATATAGGATATGTTCGTTTTGGGGTGTTTGAAAACTCTGTGTTTATTCATAATGTTTGATTTGATACAAATATACGAAAATTTATTTATTTTTCCAAATATTTATTAAAAGAATATGAAACAAATTATACGTAAAATATTAAAAGAAGAGGTAACTACCCAACAAGACAACTATCAAAGGAAAATGATAGAGATATTAAAGCGTGAAGGATTCGATGCTAGAACACCCTACCAAAAAATATTAAATTATCTTAATAGTGTAATGAATATTGTTGGAATGGAGGCGTTTGAGATGTATCAATTATTTAAAGATAATGTTAGTACTATATCTAATAATCCTTTAGTAAGAAAAGACATAAAGGATAGGAAGATGAGAACTGCAAATATTAGATCTAGAGATTTAGTTATTAACAGAATACCATTTAAAGGTAATAATACACATGCAGAATATAGAAATGGTGCGTATGTGGTATTTTCTTATGGTTGGTATCCTGTATTTGTTTATAAGGATGGACAATGGTTTGAAAATGAAGAGGGTTATTCTATGTCCACTAAAAAACAAATGAGTCAAATGAGACCATGGAATCAGGGAGAAATAATTAAAACCAATAAAGATAAATTGTGGGATATTATTAGAGGATGAAAAAATTAATTAAAAAAATTTTAAGGGAAGAGTATAGTGAAAGGATTGAGGACTATAAAAAAATTATGTCTACACAATGGCAAGAATACTTCACTAACAAAAAAATATTACCATTAATAATAAAATATTTAGATAGTATCATTAATATAGATATGATTGTTAAATCCGATAATTCCACAACGTATACCGTTTATTTTGATGATGTAGAACCTATCGCTAAAAATTATTGTTATGGGTGTAGTGGTACATTCCATTACCCTACAGGTACACACGACATATATAATGTAGTACATGCGGAAGATAACGATCAATTTGTTAGTGCAGTGGAGTTAGCGATAATAGATATGTTCGGTGGTGAATCAAGTGATATGGAATTTTATAGTATTATTTATCAATATTTATTTGATAGAATAAAAAAACATATGGATAATGATCCCATAAATGATTATCCTGAAGAACACGATATGGATTGGTAATGAAAAAATTAATTAGAAAAATATTAAAAGAGGAAACATTAAACTTTAATAAGTTTGAATTGGGCGTATTTAAAATTATCGATAAGGTTGGTATTGAAAAATTTATTGGTGAGTATCTTAGAGATATGGGTCTAGATGTTGACGAAGAGGAAAATGTTCTTTTTGAATACTTTAATGCGTATGGTGGTGGATGTGATGACTATATTAATTTTGTATTAGAGGCAGACGAAATTTCAAATATGTTTTACGATGGCGATTATGGTATACAAAATATGGTAAAAAGGTTTTTAGAAGATGATTATGATTATACGTATGATGGTTACGAATGTTATTATGACGAATATCAATTAGATGATATTAATGAAGAGAACATGAAAACCATAATAAAAATATATGAATCACAAAAAGAGGAAGATGAAACCTTAAGAGAATTTATTAAAAACGGTGATTTAGAAAGTGTGATTGGTTGTGCATATAGTGACGCACAACAAAATGCCGATATAAATGCATTACATGAAGACTTTTTAGATGGGGTACATGAAGTAACCGATAAAATAGAGGGTAAATGGGATTGGGATACCCACACATTAAAAGGTAGAATATCGGTTTGTGAGATAATGAATCATGAAGGCGCATTAGAGATACTGTCAGAAAGTTTACAACACGGCTATGATTGGAATGAGGTCGTTGACACCATAGTTGAAAGAGAGTGGGAAGAAGTTTGGAATGGTGATGAAGGAGATGTTTTATTTGGTGAACCAGTAGCTATAGATGAGTATAGACATTTCAGATATGGTGGTGCCGGAACAATAGATAAACAAGAATTTAATGAGTACTTAAATAATAGATTATACGATGAGTATAGTTCTTTTATGTAATTACTCATATTTATTTATATATAAGACACTTATAATCTAAATTTTTTATAATATGAAAACAAGAAGAGGTTCTATTAGACTGACTGAACAAGACTTAGTAAAGTTGGTTAAGGATTTAAATGTTAAAACAAAGACTTCAAAATCTAAAGTTTTAGCAACAAGTTCAAAATAAAAGATTATATCATATAATCAACAATATTCACTTTATTACTAAAAGTACGCAAAATTTTATCCACTTAACTCATATTTATATTATATGAAATCACTCATCAGAAAAATACTTAAAGAAGAAACACAACAAAGATCACTAAAGGATGTAATTTTTGATGATTTAGTTAATACATTTAACGAAGAAGTATTAATTTATGATTGGGGACCAGAATATTATAACTGTATAAAGGCAATTAAGAATATTATTAATAATGCAGCCATACCACATATTGAGGATGTTTATAGTTTAGACTATTTTGAAAACGAAGATTTAATTAAACCTATTTTAGATAAATTTGTTAGATATTTGTATAACGATGATTATCCAATGGTTGGGGACACCATTGAAATGATTGAAATGGAGGGAGAAGATCCAAACCCGATACTACCGGGAACAAAGGGTGTAGTAACTAGAATAGACTCACAAGTTATTTCAGGTATACCTGAAGAACATTTATGGATTAATTGGGAAAATGGTAGAACTTTAAAAGTTTTATTACCACATGATAAAATTAAAATAATCAAAAGAGGTGAAAGCAGTAGAGGTGTTATTGGACGATTAGAGTTAACGGAAGATAAAATAGATGATTTTGTTGATTTTGTAAGTGGTGATTTAGAATTAGATGATAACTTTACCGTAGATATTACAAATGATTCTGACGATGTAGAAACATTGGCAAGTTACGATATTAACAATAATGAAGTAACAGTATTAGGTAAAGATAGAGCTTTACCAGATATCATTCGTTCTGTTGCACATGAATTAGTTCACCATAAACAAAATGAGAGAGGTGAATTAACAGGTAGAAAAGAAGAAGGTGAAGATGGTTCACCGTGGGAAGATGAAGCAAATGCAAAAGCCGGAGAACTTGTTCGTAAATATGGTAGAGAGAATCCTGAAATTTATGAAACGTAAATAACGTCTCCTTTATTTATATTATTTTTATCACAAAAACCACCATTAACTTCTATGTTATATTTTGACCCATCTGGTGGATATACGTTGTCACCATCAGGTTCTGCAGTAACAATGTCTAAAATAGTACCATTACTATCACAAAAAATCATATCTAATGGAAATTTTACATTTTGCATATGGTAATATGTAGGTGACATTTCATCGAATAATATACCACAGTTTTCACACATAGAATCCATACCTAAAACACCTGTCATTTTTTCATTCGTAGTTTTAGCATATTCGCAATCTACCCCAATTTCATTGTCATCACCATTTTTAATAATTATACTTTTTCTATTGGGAAAAGGATGTTTAACGATTTCATTTAAAATATTAATAAATTTCATATTAATAAATATTTGACATTTTAATAAAAGTAACTTATATTTAGTTAATAAAATTTAATAATTATGCCTAAAAGTAAACATAGAAAAAATCAAAAACAAAAATCTAGAGCTAGAACTGAACGATTAAATGCTCAGAAAAGAACATTTAATAAAAAAATGCAAGAAGAGTTTAAAAAGTATATGGAGGAAATGGAAAATAAAAAGTCTGATACGGAAGAAAGTGACTTAACACAAAATTCTTAGAAAATGAAGCATAGTTATATGATAAAAAAAACACTATTAGATAAAAACGTAAATAAAATACAACATGTTTTTATGACTGATGGTAGTAGTCAAGTATTAGAAATGTCTGATGAAAAAATGGCAACACATTTTGTAGAAGTTATGAATAACAATACTGATAGTGGATGTGTATATGAAGTAATAACAGTAAAAAATAAAAAAAAATAAAAAAATATTATGAATAACGAAGAAAAAGCACAAATTTATCACAGTTTATTATTACAACATGATAAATTAGACGGACAAGTAGCCGATATTAAGGCAGAAGCTGCAGGAATGACATTAAATGATGAACAAAAAAAGAGGTTAAACGAGTTAGAAATTAAAAAATCTCAGATTGTAGAGAAAGCACAAAGTTTATTCCACACTTATAAATAATAATATTTTTATTTTAACCTTTTTAACCTTCGTAAAGCGTTTCGTGACTCATTTGTTAGTGAAGAACCCTTACGAAGGTTCTCTTTGTATGGTATAAAACGTAAATTCTTTATGTTTCCTATCTTTTTAGGTGGTATTTTGTTGTGAAAACCCATTGCAATTGGGTAAATATGATCTAAATGATGGTTTTTCCACCCTCTTTTATCAGAATTCTCCAAAATTTGTAATGGTTGTTCTTCAGTAACCTCCCAAACCATTGCATAATACAATTTTTTATCTAAATTCTTAATACTTTTAATTTTCTGTTTAATTTTTGGGTATTTTTTGGTGATTTTTCGTATTTTGTACCTAATTTTATCTATTTTAGGTTTTTTATTCAATTTATCACTTAAAATACTTTTATTTTTTTGTTTTTTTAACGATCTTTTCATATATTTATAAATATGAAAATTATTATTACAGAAAATCAGTTAAAAAAAGTAATTTTATCTGAAGGCGAGCAAGATTGGGAAAAGAAAGTAAAAGAATTTAAAAAAAGTGTCTCTGAAATAGCCAAAAAGGTGGACAATATAGGTTTAGGTAGTCCTATTGCCACTTTTTTAACCAGAATTGCAGCAACTGAGTCATGTTATGGATTAAATAAGACTAATGGTAAAAATAACGTATTTCAAGTAGATGATATTGCGTTTGATGATACTCAAGACATTAAATCACATCCCGGACTGAAGGAAAAGTTCAAAATAATAAAAGACAAAACAGGTATTAATTGGTCTGGAGAAACTTACACTAATATTAGGGGTGATAAGTTTAAGAATGGGATTGCCGCTAGATTATTATTGGGTAATAAACCTGGTAAGATACCCACAGATTTGAATGGACAAGCTAAATATTGGAAAAAATATTATAATACTGGATCTGGTGAAGGTGGTGAACAAGATTTTATCGATAAGAATGAAGGAGACGGTTTAGAGCACTGTATTTATTATGGTAAAAAAGAAATAGATAAAAATAAAAAGAAAGATGGGTAGGGAACTTAATTTTTCATATAAGTCACACATATTAAAAAAAACAAATAAATCAAATATGGACGTTAGACGTAGGTGGGTGACATATGAAAAAATTTTAGATGAGATGGCTCTACTTGGTGAGTTTAAAAAAATAGACGAAATTAAATATAGGATTACTGATGGTGAAAATGATAAAAAAGTTTTTACAGAAGTATTAGATAAAATAAAAGATAAGGGTGTTAGACTAAATTTATTAACAAATTCAATTTAAGACATATTTATAAAGAAAAAGAAAGATAAAATGAAATACGTAATCAGTGAAAATCAGTACACTATTCTACTTAGAGAAGATAGAGTAGACTTTTTAAGAAATCAGTTTGTAATTGATCCAAAATTATTGGATAAAGCTACTGATGGAGAGAATGAAGAAGAAGAATTTGAAGATGGTGATAGACCAGCCGGAGGTATGAGGAAATCTAAAGAAAAGATAGAACCAATACAAGGTCATGATGGTGTAGATATTGCATATATAGTAACCAATAAAAAAGGTAAAAGTAAAGTAGTTTTAACTGATGAGATCTTTACTGATATTGTAGATGCTGATCCAACTAGAAAAAAAGAATTCGTACAATGGATGGTTACCGTATTTATGAGACATTTAAAAGATGGAGATGTTGATCAAGCAATTAGATTTTTAACTGAAGATTTACCTGAAGCAAATGAATACTTAGAGGTATTCGATAAAGTAAGGAAGAAAAAAGTATTTAAAACAGGTGCACCTAACAGACCAAATGCACCAGAAAACGTAAGTGATATTACACAATATAACGATTTAGCTCACCTATACTCAATAGTAAGTCCATTTATTGGTTCTGATGAGGAAGATGGTGGTTTATGGGGTAAATTAAAGAAATTTATAGATTTAGGACATGCTAAGTTAGCATATAGAGATAATGAAGTATTAGTTTACACACCTCAAACGATTGAATCAAGTTGTGAACCATTAGGTAATTTAGCATCTTGGTGTACTAGAAGAGAAGGAAATAGTTATTTTGATTCATATAGAAGAAATAACCCAAAACCTGATGGTAGTTTATCTGATTACTATGTAGTAATGCCTAAGAAGTTATTTGATGGTGATGATGAAGAATTGTATCCGTTACAATTCCATTTTGAATCTGGACAATTACACGATAAAAATAATAGAAGTATTGAAAGGGGTGAATTACCTAATGTATTATCTAAATTTGGTGGACTAACTGATTTCTTTAAAAAGGAATTAGGGGCATTAGCAACTGGTGACATTAGAAATGGTTCTGGTTTAATGGATAGTAAGTATTTAAATTATTTAACTAAGTTTGGTGGTAACGTTAAAGATGTTATCGATGATGATGTATGGGAGGCAGGTGTTCAGTCAATACGTAGATTGGCTAGTGAACAACAAGGGGCACTACAAAACAACAAATATTTAAAGTGGTTGATGGAAAACACTGAAGGAGTTGTTATAACTGATTATTTAGATAGAAGTATGCAAGTATTAGATTTTAGTGATATGCAATTAACACAATTACCTGATTTATCTGAATTTACAGAATGTAATAGGATAACTGCAAATAATTGTGGTTTAACAAGTTTACCACCTATAGATCAACTACCAAAAGGATTAGAAATTTTTACTATAGTCGGTAACCAACTACCGGAATTTCCATTACAAGGTTATGAGATACTTACTACGTTATTTGTTGTAAATGCAGGTAAGAATCCATGGAGAAGAATTAATGTTGATATCTTAGAACAACTATTTCAAGAAAAATTAGCTAGAGTAGTATTGGATGTTGATGTAAACAACTTAGAGCCTGACAATAGAGAAGCTTACGAAAATATGTTGACAAATAGTAGGGCTAACGGATACATGTTACAATAATTTGTTTATTATATTATTTTTCATTATATTTATATAAAAATGATATGGGAAATTATATATTAACGCACAAAACCACAAAAGAGGTCTTATCAAAACATAGGTCACATAGTCTATCGTTAGCGATTTCTTATTTCGCAAAAATTAAAAACATCAGTGAATCAGATTTACTTAAAATCTATGATGTTTTAAAATCTAAGTAAATTTTATTTTTTTTTAAGATTTCAATATATTTATAGTATATAATAACATATATTGTAAAAATATTAAGACATGGCAAATAAAAAAACAGTAAGATTAACAGAATCTGAAATGGTTACTTTAATCGAAAATATTGTAAATCAAGTTAAATCTGAAAAGAAAAGAAAAATTAACGAATCTCGCAAACCTAATTTACTTAGGGAGAGACAATACAGACTTTTAATGGAGTCTGCAAATGCTGAATTAGAAGCAGATTTAGAATCTGTAGAAGGAGATCCAGAAAAAGAAGAAAAATTACTCGATAAAATAGAAAATTTTATAGAACAAAAAAAATGTGATATAAAAAGTTTCTCTAGAAAAATGAAAATGAAAATTAAAAGATTATTTAGAAAATCTAAAAGAAAAGGAAGAAAAAATTTATCTATACTATGTCCAAAATGGTAAAAAAATAGTAACTATGGAAAATTTAAACGAACAAAAAAAAAAGAACTACCAAACACGGTATGAAAAATAGGTGGTTTGATGGTAATTCAAGAAATAGAGGTTAGTAAATAAATTATACTTATAAAAAAAATATATATGAAATCACTTAATGAAGAACAAAAAAGAATGAGAGAACTTATGGGTTTTACCTATGAGGATAATTCCCATAATATATTATCTGAAGAGTTTATAAATAAATCTTTAAACGAACAGAAAAAAACTAAAGGTGGTGGATTTAGTTTAGGTAAATCAGATATAAATATATTTGGTAGAACTGGTGGACACGTAGACTTTAATTGGGAAATAGATCCATTAAAAGTTAATATTGACTGGGATAAAGAGGCAGGAGTAGCTTTAGAAAGTGAAGATGATTTATTAAATAAAATGAATCAAGAGTTAGGTAAGAAAGAAGGTTATGGTAATTTAACTGCAGATCAAAAAAGAAAAGTGGCGATAGGGTTCTTCAACGGAATTAAAAAAATAGTTAAGGATAATTTAAAAGGTGTTGTTGATAAGAAACAACGAAGAAACTTTAAAAAATTCTTTAAGAAATCTAATAGGTGGGAATTTGATATTGTTGATGTTAAATTAGAGGGGTGTAAAAGTGCAGCCGCTTGTAGGAAAGAAAAACTTTCACTATTAGATGAGATTAAACTTCAATATACTCAATACGAGGCACCGGATATACCTAAGAATGATGGTGCACAAATAGCATCAAATACAAAACAACAATTAGATTCCATAATAGATAACAATACTTCTTTAGATGCAGTAATCAAATCAAAACCATCTCAGATAATCGATCAAAATCCACTTATTACAAGTAATAATTTAATGCCATTTAAAATAGACGATATACCAACAGAGGACGCTGGTGATTTAGAAGTTGTATTTGCATATCAAAAACAAAAAATTAAATATAAGAAAATAAGTGATGATAAACAAAGTGTTATCACAATAGATTTAGACGATCTAACTACTGGAAAGTTACCAATTGATTTTGCTGCTATGAAACACGAAATTAAAAGTGGAGATGCACAAAAGGTAAGACAAGCAATAATTGATGTCATTCGTAAAGTACCAGTAACATTACCTGAAAGTAGTAAAAGTGAAAACAAAAATACAACTATTGGTGAGATAGTTGACTTAGGTAATGGTTTTGTTAACATATCAACAATTAACTTAATTGGTGCAGCTAGTAATGCATGGGGTGGTAAATTAGAAGCAACTCATGATATTAGTGGTAATAAATTACCTGGTGGTAGATCAGTTAATGATATTTTTAAGGATCCTAAAAGTAAGGAAGGTGATAAATTAAACATTGAATTAGGTAGAAAAAGATTAAATTCTATGAGAAATTTAATTGTCCCTTTTATACAAAAAACCTCATGGTTAAAACCAAGTAAACAAACTAGAATAGTTCCAGAACTAAAAATAATTGATACGGGTGGTGTACCTAATAGAAAAGGACAATACACTGAAGTTATATTAGATGGTACTCTACAAATACAAGAAACCAAATTCCAAAGAGGGACAGGTTCATTAACCGGTAAATTTGGAGGACAAAAAATAATCTTAGATTTTAAAGGTAAACCTAAAAGAGATTTCGATATTAATATTGGTGGTGGAATGAGATTTAATAAAACATCAAGTCCTTCTAAAAATTCAAGATACTTTAAGAAAAAACTATTTGGTAAAGGTTTAAAACAAAGAACTACCAAACACGGTATGAAAAAAAGGTGGTTTGATGGTAGTAGATTCGGAACTTAATTTCTCCAATTAGGTTCTACATACCTATTCATAGTGTATACAACACAAACCATAGATGTTCCCCTATAAAGAATAGATATACCCACAAACACATTATTATGTATATGTAATGCGGTTTTATGTGGTGGAGAATTTAAAAACCCAATTAATATTTTTTCTGATATATCTGAGTGTGAAACCCCATAATGATAATCAGTAATTAATCCTACGTTATTAACGTGTAAAATTTCTCCATTAAAATGTAGGGAACTACCATCCGACTGAACCTCCTCAAAACCCATTTTGTCTCTATAATATCTATATCTATCATAATCATCTTCTATAATGGTATCATTACCAACATATTTAAACCCTATTGCTTCATAAGACTCACTGTGTGTAACTAAAAAAGTTTTATCGGGATTATCACTATTAACCATTTGAGTTAGATATGTGGTATGGTGTTTAGCACAACTATCTAATACTGGAAGTCTTTGTAAAGTGATATTTTTATGTTTAGGAAAAACACTATCTAAATAGTTTTCTAAATGTACTATAAAATAATACTCTAAACTATCTTTATCATATTGAATCTTAGATACGTCATATTCAAACTCATCCAAATCGAATAATAGGGAAGAATTAAAACTATCTTCCCACTCATCCAAATCTTGTTCAATGGTATCATTCTGAGAATAACTACTTAAACTTACTAATACTAATAATAATGTGATTAACTTTTTCATAATTGTTTGATTTATACAAATATAAGGCAAATATTTTAAATAACCAAATATATGTCAATCTTTATTTATTTATGGATATTTATAATATATATGAAAAGAAAAACACTTCACGAAGAAATAGAAAGAATAAAAGATTTATTTGTTTTTGAGCAAGGTCAACTTCCCAAAGACTTATTAACTGAAGCGGAGAGTGCACCTTTCGATAAACCAATCGTAACAGATGTAACATTAAAAGAAAATAATTCAGGAACAATTCGTATGTTTGGTGCTTTTCCTGTTAATATGACTAAAAATAGTGTTGCAAGTGAATTTGTTAAAATCATTATGCAAAAATTAAAAGAGGCAAAACCAAAACAATATGAAAACCCTAATTTCACTATACGTATAAATAAAATGTGGGTTCAAGGGGGTGCAAGTAATTATTATCAGACATCTAACGGTAAGTGTGAAATAGTTAAACCCCAAATAGCTTTCCAAACTAGTGACTGGAAAAAACAATCCAAACCAGTTATAGATAAAAATATAGATTATTGTGGAAATGAAGAAGCAGATAAAAAATTAGCCAATGATAGAGCAGTTAATTTTGTTAAATATGTTCAGAAACAATTTCCTAAGTTAAGTGATGGGAATATTACAGTTAAACTAGATCCAGACTACCCTAAAATAAGAAGTTATATTGTAGATACTGGTGGGAAATTAGACTCAAAGAGAGACAAAAAGAAATATCCTGTCCCTGGACAATTTGTTAGAGCAGTAATTAATTTTATTACTACCAGAAAAAATATTGACATAGATGAGGGTGGTGGTGGAACACCAGAAGACGTTATGAAATGTTTACAAAATGCGGAATTTCTCATAGGATACAATGGTAAGGGTGGACATAGTTGTGATTTTGCATTATTTAATGTATATGCTAACAATGTAAAATTAGGTGTTGCAAATCTTAATAATGGATCATTTGACACTGGAGAAAAAAAGGCTCACACTAATACTGAAGGTAAAAAAATTACTGATTTTACTGAAAGTAGATATAGGACAGATAATAAATATGGTGGTATAAGATATTGTAAATTTAAATTAGATAAAAAACAGATTCAGTCTATTGCATCTAAAAGTAAAGAAGGTAAAGTCACTATTTCAATAGAAGGATTCAAAAGTAATTGGTACGCAGAAAAAGGAATATATGGGCATGAGGCACTTAAATGTGGTGCTGGACCAGGACAAAACTGTAGTAAAAAACCTATAGAAACACATGCTGATACACCGACAGTTGTAGTAAGATTGTTAGGTAGGGTACAATATAGTGGTAAACCACAAGTAAAAATGGAAAGAGGTTCAATAAAAACCGATGTCTACACTTTTAAACCATGTGACATTTTTATAGAAGAAAAGAAGAAAAGAGAACAGGCAAAAAAATAAAAATTTAAAAAATTAATATAGATAATAAAATAATAATTTTTTTCATTTTTTTCTTAGTTTTGATTAAAAACATTATAATGGAATTTAATAATTTCCCTATCAATTTCAGAGTATTCTGTAACCTCAGTCCAACTCTGCTGGAAAATACTGTCATCGTATTTATATGAGTCATTAGGGAATCCCAAAGACTGTGTTAGTTCTTCTCTAAGTATATGTTTTGATGTTATGACATCATTTTTTAACCTAGTAGTATTAAGGAATACTTGTGATTCCATTACATAGTTATCCCACCCTCTAACACAAAAATATCCTACATTATATTGTAAACGGTTCTTTAGTTTTTTTCTTTTCTCTGAAGTTACACCTCTATAATCTATATAATCTAAAGGTGAACCTAAGAAAATCACTAAGTTAGCCTCACCCTCATCGTCTATTATAACAACTCTAACAGTATTTATTAAATCATTTAATTCCTTAACGATACGGTTTAATTCATCATTTAATTCCTTACTAATTTCTCCTTTTACATAAATTTTTATATCATTATGAAATTTTTTGGGTGTAGTCTTACCTCCCCATTCAGTATTAGATACTATTTCTTCATAATATTCTTCTATCTCTTTTTTAGTTTGGGTATAGCTTGTGAAATTTACGATGACTAATAATAATGTGATTAACTTTTTCATAATTGTTTGATTTAATACAAATATATAAAAAATAAATTAATCTGCCAAATAAAATAGTATTAAACTACCTTAACTTCTATTTTTTCTTTAACTTTACTATAAGAAATACTAATAGTTTGTCCTTCTTTAATATTATCTTTTAAAATTTCTTCAGATATTGGATCTTCTACATATTTTTGTATTGCCCTATTAAGTGGTCTAGCACCGTATTCCTCATCGTATCCAGTTTCACATAAGAATTTTTTTGCAGATTTAAGAATTTTTAAATTAAAACCTAATTCCTCGATCCTACCAACGATCTTTACAATTTCTAATTCCACTATTTGCGCAATCTCATCTTCTTTTAATGGGTTAAATATAACAACGTCATCTAATCTATTTAAAAATTCTGGTGGAAAGTGTTTCTTTAACTCTTTATTTAAAATCTGTGCTCTATACGCTTCTTTATTATCAGATAAAGATTTAGTACTAAATCCTACACCTGTTCCAAAATCTTGTAGTTTTTTAATACCTACATTGGATGTCATAATAACCATACAGTTTTTAAAGTTTACTTTTCTACCTAAACTATCAGTTAACTGTCCATCATCTAATAATTGTAATAACATATTATATACGTCTTTATGTGCTTTCTCAATTTCATCAAATAAAATAATAGAGTATGGTTTTCTTCTTACTTTTTCAGTTAGTTGTCCACCTTCTTCATGTCCTACATATCCCGGAGGTGCACCCACCATTCGTGAAACTGCGTGTTTTTCCTGATATTCTGACATATCCACTCTTATCAATGAATCCTCATCTCCGAACATATATTTAGCCAATCTTTTTGCTAAATGAGTTTTTCCTGTTCCTGTTGGGCCTAAGAACATAAATGAACCAATAGGTTTTTTAGGGTTTCGTATCCCTACCCTATTTCTTCTTAAGGATTTAGCAATTTTAACCACTGCATCATCCTGACCTATTACAGAACCTTTCATTACTTTTTCCATACCTAATAATCTCTTCCCTTCATCATTAGATAATCTCTTCAATGGAATTCCAGTCATAGATGCAACTACCTCACTTACATCTTCAGGGTTAATAATTGTTCTTTTCTTATCTAAATTATTTCTCCAAACATCTTTTTCTACTTCTAATTTTTCAGTAACTTGTCTTTCTTTATCTCTAAGTTTTGCGGCTTCTTCGTATTTTTGGCTTCTTACAACTCTATTTTTTTCTTCTTTAATTTCTACAATTTCTTGTTCTAAATCATTAATTACTTTGGGTGGTTTTGCGTTAACTTGTGATCTAGCACCTACTTCATCTAATATATCTATTGCTTTGTCTGGAAATTCTCTATCAGTTACGTATCTATCTGCTAATTTTACACATTGTATAACAGTATCTTCTAAATAAGTAACCTTATGATATTTCTCATATGAACCTTTAATTTTTTCTAATATCTCAATAGTTTCCTCTATTGATGGTGGTTCAATTACTACTTGTTGGAATCTTCTGGTTAGTGCCCCATCTTTTTCAATATGTTCCCTAAACTCATCTAATGTGGTTGCCCCAATAATTTGTAAATCTCCTCTAGATAATGCTGGTTTCATTACGTTAGCTGCGTCCATTGATCCCGTAGCGTTACCCGCACCTACTAATGTATGTAATTCATCTATAAACAAAATGATGTCATCTGTGTCCATCAACTCATCTACTACACCTTTAATTCTTTCCTCAAACTGACCCCTATATTTTGTACCAGCAACTAATGAGGTTAAATCTAAAGAAACTATTCTTTTATCTAATAATGTACGTGGAGCATCTCCTTCATTAATTTTTAATGCTAACCCTTCAATAACAGTAGTTTTTCCCACACCAGGATCACCAATTAAGACTGGGTTATTTTTTTTCTTTCTAGAAAGTATTTGTGCAACTCTTTGTATTACCTCATCTCTCCCAATTACAGGATCTATTTTTCCTTCCGATGCCCTTTTAGTTACATCTATAGAAAAATTATCTAGAATAGGTGTACCACTATTTTTATTCTTTTTTCTTGTTGGTTTATTAAATATGTCTTCTTGTTCACCATCTGCCGGTTCAAAACTATCTTGAATTATATATTTTTTAACTGTTTTATCATATTTTTTATAATCTACACCCATTTTTTTTAAAATTTTACTTATATTATTTTTTTCTTTTAATATTGATAACATAATATGTGATGTACCTAAATAAGGTTCTTTAAGTTTATCACATTCTATCTCTGCCTCTTTTATTAGTTTTTTAGTATATTGAGACATTGGTATTAATGACGTTGTTATTTTATCACTTTCTTTTTCTTTTAATACTTCTTTCTCTAATTTTTTATGTAGATCATCAACATCTATACCTAATTCCACTAAATATTTTATTGCGTCATTATCATAATCATTAATCATCGCAATGGTAATATGTTCAATAGATATCTCATGTTGGTTATATAACCTAGCCTCTTCAATAGATTTATTTATGATTTTTTTAACTTTAGGTTGTACTTTTCTCATAATTGGTTTGTCTTTATTAATAAATATCATTATATTTGTGTTAAATATAAAAATTAAAATATGAAAAGTCAATATAAACTCCACTTAGGTGACACAAAAAAAATTGTAAAAGAGATGATTAAAAATGGTGATATGGTAGATACTATTTTTACATCACCACCATATTTCTCAATGAGGAAAAATTATAGTGGTAATGACGATGGAAAAATTGGTGCAATACATGTTGACGATTACGCAGATTGGTTTTTAGAATTTACCGATTTGTTTTTAAAAGTGTTGAAACCTAATGGTAGTTTTTTCTTAAATATTAATGATAAAATAGATAAGGGAGTAGTACATCCAGTAATTGACGAATTAAAGTATAAAATGAGAAAACAAGGTTGGTATATGGTTGCAAAACCATACATATGGTTTAAAAAAAATGCGATACCAACAAATTGTAAATATAGAGCAATAGATAGATATGAGTATGTTTTTCATTTTTCTAACTCTAATAAACCTAAATTTATTGCAGATAATTGTAGGACGGAACATTCAGAAGTAACTAAAAAAAGATTTAAAAAACCAGTCACCACAATTAATTCTAGAGATGGTGTTTATAATTCAGAAATGAGAGAACTAAATGAAAAAGGTTCTTTACCTCATAATGTAGTAATTGCAGCATCGGAAACTAATCCAGGTATTCTACATCCCGCACCTTTCAGTGTTGATTTGGCAGAATGGTTTATTAAAATTGGTAGTGACGTTGGTGATACAATATTAGATCCTTTTGCCGGATCTTCAACTACTGGTGTAGCATCACTAAAACACAAAAGAAATTTTGTAGGTATTGATTTGGTAGAATTTAATATCAATTTTGGTAGAAAAAGAATGAACTATTTTTTAGAAACAGGTGAATGTTATATACCTAAAAGTAAATTAGAGGAATTGGGTATTGATGTTAACTACTATAAAGTTAAGGGAAAACATATAAATAATCCTTAGTGACAAATTGTCATAAAAATTCTATTGGCATTAGTTTTGTTTATGGTGTGATATAAAATAATAATAAAAAAAATAAAAAATTATGTACAATAGAAATTTAAATGATTTATTAAGAGAGTTTATGAATGAAGATTTATTTAGTAGTTCATTTACAGAATTCAGATTACCTAAATTAAGGTATAACAACGATGTAAATAAAAGAGAGTATTCTGAAAATACACCATCAACAAACGTTTATGAAGATGAATGGTCATATAGATATGAATTAGCTACACCAGGATTCACTAAAAAAGATTTAACTATTACCTTAAAAGAATCTAATTTAGAAATTAAAGGGGAAAGAAAAATAGAGAATAAAAAAGAAAAAGGTGAATATATCTCTAAAGAATATCACACCACAAAGTTTTTTAGATCTTTTAATCTACCAGAAAATGTTGTACTAGATGAGGTACACGCAAAAGTAGAGAATGGTATTACTATATTATTTTTACCAAAAGTAACTAAGACAAAAGTAAATAAAGGTACTAGAACAATAGAGATATCTTAATTTAACAACATACTTACTCAATTAAAAAAACCATAATAATTAAATTATGGTTTTTTTTTATGGTTGATTTTTAAAAAAAAAATTATTATATTTGTTTTTATGATTAATACGGCACCTAAATTTAAAAAAATTACTTTAGTTATAAAAAAAGAAAATAACTATGACAAATATTTTAAATCCACTCAAACAATAGAACACGAAGATTGTGGAATGGTAATTACGGGTGATTATGTAATTATTACAGAAGATTTTAACGGTGATGTTATTGATGATGAACATTCAGTTAAAGGTAAAATTTACGAATTAAAAGACATAGATAGTTATAAATTATATAAAAATTAAAATTATGTTATTACACAAATATAAAACTAATGAGGCAATAGAAAACCTATATAATTCCAGTAATATTTTAGCATCTAAATATAATATCCATAATAATAAATTAGCAATAATATTTAAAGGGGGTAGACAATATCTTTATCATGATGTAAAAAAAAGTGATTATGATATTTTTGAAAATGCAGAAAGTCAGGGAAAAGTTTTAAATACACACATTAAAAATTATAAAGTAGAGAAAATAGAAGGTACTGTAGATATTACCCCTATTTTAGAACAAATAGAACAATTAAAAAAACAATAGACTTTATTCGATTATTAAGTATTTATAATAAAAATACTTATGAAAATTAATAATTTAGAAGAACAAGAAATTAATGATATTATTGAAAAAGAAAATATCGATTTATCTTCTTTCAAAATAAAAGATACTCTAAACCCTAAAATATTTGATAGGGAACAAGAAATGCATAAAGAGGTAAGAAAAAGATTACTTATGATTGCTGATGATTTTTTTGAGACTTTGGATATTGGTTGGGTAGAAATAAGCGATATAATATTAACAGGTAGTTTAGCTAATTATAATTGGTCTCGTTTTTCAGATGTTGATTTACACATATTAGTAGATTTTGGGGAAGTAGATGAAAATGAAGAGTTAGTAAGATCTTATTTTAATTCTAAGAAAAATTTATGGAATGAAAAACACAATATAACAGTAAAAGGATATGATGTAGAACTATATGTACAAGATGAAGATGAACCACATATTGCAAGCGGAGTCTACTCTGTAATGTGGGATAAGTGGAACGTAAAACCAATCAAAGAAGATTTTAAGATAGATACTATAAAAGTAAAAGAAAAAGCAAATAGTATAATTGATACTATAAAACATTTTTTTGAGTTGTATAAAGGTGGTGATTATGATAAATTAATAAGGACAATAAAAAACCTTAAAGAGAAAATTAAAAAAATGCGGCAAACTGGTTTAGATAGAGAAGGTGAATACTCCTATGAAAATATTGCATTTAAAGTGTTAAGAAGAATGGAATTTTTAGATAAATTAAGTGAGTTAGAAACTTTAGCATATGATAAATCATTAACCCTTGACGAATCAATACAATTTATAAGAAACTAAATATACGTTATTTTAAGTTTTTTATTGAATTTGTAATATTTATTAAATAAAACATAATTATGGGAACATATTTAACAGGAGAGGTATCAGTAATTCATGGAGGAGATGATGTAGACTTCGAAAATTATGCATACAGTGCAGTATTTGCTAATTCTGCAGGGACATACAAAATAAACGGAACTAATATGATATTAGTTGCGGGAAGGGTAGTAAATGTTGTCGTACAAAAGAAAGGTACTACAATAACACCTGGTAAAACAGACTTATTGTTATTAGGTAACCCAATTGCTCCCCAAACAAAAGTGAAGACTGGTTTAATATCAGGTACTACTGAAACATTTGACAATAATATAGGTATCGTTGAGACATATCAATACGTTGATATTAAAACTGGTAACCCAACACAAAGCTAAAAAAAATTAAAAAAAAATAAAATGAAAAATTTTGTAAATCCAAAAAAAATTAAAGGACAAGATAAATTAGATAGAATTAAAGATCTAATGGGAAAAATGAGTACTTTAAATGAAAGCACATCTACATCTGAAGTAGATAATGTAAAAAGAGGTGCTAACGGAGTAATTTATGGTATAGTAAGAGAAAACCATAGTTATTTCATAAAAACCACTGAAAAAACTTCTGGTAATATAGTAGCAGAAGATTTTAACTATATTGGTGGTTTACAAAATAAAAATATGGAAAGATATGGTTCTTATGCTGAAGCGTTAAAACAATTAAATTTAAAATTTGATATGTTGAATGAATCTTTTGGTGTTAAAAGTAATAGTAACTTATTTGAGTCAGATGCGGTAGAAGTAAAAGAAGCCAATGCTAGTGGTGTTGTGGTTAAAAAAGAGGAGAAAGAGGTTATTGAAGACCAAAAGAAAGTGATTAAAGTTGATGCACCAGCACCAGCACCGGTAGAAGATGAGGTTGAGGATGAAGAAGAGGTGTCTATGGAAGAAGATCCATTTGGCGAAGAAGGTGGTGAAGAAGAAGTATCTATGGATATGGATGTAGAAGAAGAAGGTGGTGAAGATGATGGTGATGGATACACAAAAAAGATTCAAAAATTAACTGGTAAAATTGGACAGTTATTAAGAGATAAAGATGAACCAGATGCAGAATTAGACAAATACGTTATTAATTCTATTATATCAGCAATTGATTGGGAAGAGATTCCTGACGAAGATGTTGAAGATATTATCGCTAAGATTGAAGGTGAGGATGAAGAAGACGGTGAATTAGAAGGTGGTGATGAAGAATCAGTAGATTTAGATATGGATGTAGAAGAAGAAGGTGGTGAAGATCCATTTGCTGAAGAAGGTGGTGAAGAAGAATTGGCAGAGCAAGAGGAAATAGAAAATGAGGAACAAAAAAAACCAAGAGGTCTGAAGAAGGGAAAACCTTCTAAAAAACAAATGGAAAAAATTATGCAACAGATTCAGAAAAAGATTATGGATGGAGCGGAATTTAAAATGGATGGAAAAACTATTGACATATTTAAGATATCAGAAAATGAACGATTGAATGAGGAAGAACCTGTAGATGAAGGAAATAAATTTAGTGGTGAAAGACAAAAAGCAATCGATGCAGGTGAAGAAGAGTTTGAAGTTGATGGTAAAAAATATGATGTTACTGGAGATAAGGAAGAAAAAAATGAGTCTAGAAAATTTTCTAAAAAACAATTAATGGAAAACTTTTTAAAAAAAAACATTAATGAGTCTTTAAACAAAATTCTTAAAGAGAATGAACTAATTTGTGAAAAATGTGGTGAAATGCATGAAGGTGACTGTGGTTCACATGTCGATGAAGATTTTGATATTACAAATCAAACTGCAGAATTGGCAGGTGACGATGTAGGTGTAGTACACGAAGAAAATATGTCTGTAGTAGATGCAATTGCAACAGGACAAAATTACTTACAAGCATCTGGAGATTTAGATAGAGATGGGGATCAGATTCCTAATAGATTAGATATGGATAGTAATATGGATGGTGAGTTAGATCACCCAACTTTTGATGATGAAGAATTTATCGAAATAGATTTTGATTCATTAATGGGTAATTCACCAGCACCAACTAAAGAACCGGGAATTGCACCACCGTCAACTACACCAGGTAGAAAGAAACCAAGATGGAAAAAAATACCTAGACCGGAAGTTAATCCAAAACCAAAAGCAACGGATAGAAGGAAATTTCATTTAGGTAGAAAAGGTATGTATAGATAAAATGAATTTAGTTTATATAAATAAGGTTGGACAAAATTGGAAAGGGAACTTCATATACGAATTTCTCTTTTCTGACATTATAACCGATATAGACGGAGAAGGATGGGATGCATATCCTGCGTCAGGAAATCCTGAATCACCAGAAGAAAAATTTATAAAAAAAACTGGTTCATTAACAGGTGAACTAAAATTAGACGTTATACAAGAATCTGATTCATTTGCTATGTGGGATGCCGTAGACGGTATTATAGCAATGGCTTGGGAAAACTTAGAGGGGTATGATGAATATCCAGAAAAAAGATTATTCTTTGAGTTTGGGGAAAAAATAGACTCAGTAGAATCTAAATTATATGAAAAAGATATGGTATTATCTTATAACAATGAATTAATAAATGGGTAAAATGAAAAAAGTAAAAATATACGAATCAGAAATTAAAAGAGCAGTTAGAAGGAAACTAATGGAAAATATATTGTCAGAAGAAATACCTTCTAAACAGGATATTGAAGATCGAACTGAAGCAATAGGAGATTTGACTAATCAATATAAAGAATTACAAACAGTAATGAATACTATGAAAGAAGATTCAGAAGGTGATAAAGAGGTGAATGAAGAATTCGAAATGAAAGATACATATAGTAGAAAAAATTATAGACAATCTCCAAGAGAAAAGGATATTGAAAGTGTCTTTGGACAGTATAGTGAAGAAATACCACCATCAGTATTAAGATATATGAGAAAAAATCCTGAGAAGATAGTTAAAAGATTATATGACATATATGGTCAACAAATGTTTGATTACATATCACCTAACTTACCTGATAACCCACAATACGAAGTTAGTATTGAGGATATTGTTAGAGAAAATATGAAAAGATTCAATACTAAGAATCTTTCAGAACAAGATAAAAAAGATAGAACAAAGCGAGGTTCAACCGCAAATAATCCAATGTTGATGCAATTCTTTTTAGAAGAAGTTGTGGACAATGAAACTACAGGAAAAGTAGTAGGTGGTACTTTAGACGCAAAAAATAGAACTATAGTAATAGAAATTGAGTATACATCTTCATATGGGAATACTTTCAGAAAATTTCTTAAAGTATCCGCTGATGATTTAATGAATTGGAATTAAGAAAATAATTTTTACTATGCCATTTAAATCAGAAAAACAAAGGCGTTGGATGCATATAAACGAACCCGAAATTGCACAAAGGTGGGAAGAAATGTATGAAGAAGAAATGAAAACCGAAGAAAAAAATATCAAACCAAAAATGAAAAAAAAAGATTTAGTAGAATATATTAAATTCAAAAAAGATGGTGGGCATAAAAAATTCAAAAAATCTGATTTATTAGGTGAAGCACGAAGAGATCAATATGATTTCCCTAGATTTACTAACGAACTACAAGGTGCAGAAGTTAAAATGTTAATCAAGTATTTAGAGAAAATTAGAGAGAGTGGATTAACTAATATGTTTGGTGCACATCCTATCTTAAATTGGACTAAAGATGATTTACATAGATGGTTATATGGTATGAGAAAAGATTTAGATTCTTTAGAACAACAAAAAGAAGATTTAGAGTACGATATAGAAAATGAAGGTGAAGATAGGGGTATATACGAATCAGAATTAGATTCATTAGAAGAACAAATAGAGATTATAAAATATTTATTAGATAATAAAAGAGAAGTAAGAGACATATTAATAAGAGGAGCATTAAAAAGGATTGATAATACTGGTGGTGATCACGAAACCAGAAACGTACAAAGGGTGTTTGAGAAAATGGCAAAAGATGCTTGGGTTATGTGGACTTCATTATATGGTATAGGTTAAAACAAAAGAAATGAAAAAGAAAATTAAAATAGACTTAGATAAAATTACTAAGAAAGTAATTAAAGAACACCAAATGTTAAAAGGTGAGTTAAAAAGAATTGAAAAACTTAATGAAGGTATTGAATATGATCCTAATCATCCAGAAAGAATGAATCCTGATTTAGAAGGTAAATTAAGAAGTGGTGAACATCCCTTTGGTAGAAATAAAGGTTTACCTGCGACAGGTACTAATCAAAACTTTTCAGAAAAAATAGCAAGTTCTCGTTTTAAAGATATTATTAATAAAGTCAAAAGGTATCATGGTATTCAACAAATCAATCCTCAAATGATGATGCAGATGATGATGATTATGCAACAAGTTGCCCAAATAGAAACACAACACAAAGATGCGTTAGAAAGATTAGCAGTAGAAATTGTAAGTGAGGAATTTGATATTCCAGATGATATGTTAGATGCGGAATTATTACCTCCGGGTTCACCATTAGATTTAGATCAAGATGAAGATGGGGAAGAAGAAGAACAGGAAGAGTTTCAGTCTAAGAGTGCTGAACGAATGGAAGAATTAGAAATTGAGGTAGATAAAAGAAATGTAATTAATGCATTAATGCAGGGAGCAGCCAAAAAAGGACATTATATTTTCCATATGGTTGCAGATGAGTTAGACAGTATCGATCCTAGATTAATGAGTTTATATGGTAAACTAATGTCTTTAGCAGATTTCCAATATTGGGTGATACCTGATCAAGTAATGGGCGGACAAATAGGTGGAACAGAAAAAATTAAATGGGAAAAACCTAAAGATGAAGAAGGTAATGAACAGGAGGATGAAGAAGAAGAACCAGTGGTAGAAGCTAAAGCATGGATATTCCCACTATTAGTACATGAACTTATTAAAGGTGCTATGGAATTAGCTGCATCCAATTGGGGAGAAGGTCATTTAGACTTTGAAGAACAAAAACACGTTATAGATAGAGCAGACACACCAGAAAATGAAATATGGGGAATGAGATTAGGTCCTGGTATGTGGGAAAAATTTGTAGCTTGTATAGATGATGATGATTACAAATTAAAACAATGGTTCTTTCATGAACTTACTAAGTTACCGGCACAACAATTTCATACCTTTATGAAAGAGATATTGTCTAATAGTGCAAAATGTAAAGAAGTAATTGCACACTTAAAAGAATTACACTTAGCAGACGAGGATGAGGAGTTAGAAGATTTAATTATTGGTGATGAGGGTAACTTTGAAGATGGTTTAGATGACTTAATGGTTGATGCTGGTGTTGCACCACCACAAGATGAACCAAGTGAAGAAGTAGATGTTGAAGTTGATTATTCAGAAATGTCACCTAGAGAAATACAAGATCTTATAGATGATGCATTAGATGCGGGTGATTTTGATACCGTAGGTATGTTATCTAAGTATTTATAAAATTATAAAAAAATAATATATCCCACTTAGGTGGGATTTTTTTTGCTCTTTCGTAATATTTATTAATAAAACATTGCGATGAAAATTAAATTAACAGAATCACAACTGAAAAGAGTTTTAAATGAAATGCGTTTTGATGGTAAATCTACCGGTTTATTTTCAGAAGAAGAACATATAGACGAGGGTAGAAAGAAAAGGAGAAAAAAACGTAAATCAAGTAAACGTAAATCTAAGAAAAAGAAAAATACATTATGTGCTAGAGGTAAGAGCGCTGCTAAGGCAAAGTTTGATGTTTATCCATCGGCTTATGCTAATGGATATGCAGTTCAAGTATGTAAAGGTAAAATAAAAGGTTTAGATGGTACTAAAAAATGTAGTGGAAGTTACTGTAGAGGAAAAAAAAATGAATCTTACGAAATAGGTGAGTTAGAAGTTGTAGAAAGGTTAGACGAAGATTTAGCCGTATGGTTCGGTACAAAAAAAAAGAAAAAAGGGGGTAAACAACCACAAGGACCATGGGTAAACATATGTAGAAAAAAGAAAGGTGGTGGACACCCTACATGTGGAAGAAGTGATTCAGATAAAGGAGGTTATCCTGTATGTAGAGCAAAAAGTGTTGCAGCTAATATGTCACAATCTGCAAAAGATTCAGCATGTAGACGTAAAAGAGAAAAAGAAAAGAATGATGGTAAATCGGGTAAAGGACAATCCCCTAGCCCAATTAAAGTAAAAAATTACAAACCAAGAAAAAGAAAAAAGTCTAAAAAGAATGAATCAGTAAACATCAACAGAATGATGATTACTGAAAACAGAACAATTGTTAGTGAAGGATTAAGATATCATTTAGATAATCAAATACCTTTATCAGAAAACATTTATAGATACGGTAGTGAATCTTTTTTTAATTTAATTAATGAAGTAAGAAAATTACATAGTAGTAATAAAGTTAATTTATCTTATTTAGATGAAGAATTACTTAAAACAGATATTGGTAGGAAAGCAGTATTTGAGGGTAAAGAAGTTTGGCTAGATATCCCAATGGAAGACAATGAAATTTTAACTGAAGCAAAATTTAGAGGTAAGACAGTAAAGACTAGTTCTCCACAAAGAAGTTCTTCTGGTGGTAAAGCATATAGAGTATATGTAAGTGGATGTGTTAATAAAACCAAATCCAACCCATCTGGAGTAAAACAAATTAGATTTGGTTCAGGTGGATTAAAGGCTAAGTTAAGTAATAAAGATGCTAAGAAATCCTACAACGCTAGACACGGTTGTTCTAAAGGTAGACATAACGATAAATGTAAGGCAGGATATTGGTCTTGTAGGTTACCAAGATACGCTAAGAAATTAGGATTATCTGGTGGTGGAACATGGTGGTAAAAAAAAAGATATGAAAAAGATAAAATTAACAGAAAAGGATTTATTGAGAATAGTTAAGAAAACTATTAAGGAAGATAGAAAAACTGAAAATTACATGTTTTTTAGTAACCTTAAACAAATGAGAAGACAGATTGATATGATGTTGGAAAATTTAAATCCTCATTGGGTAGATTCAACATTGGCAGATGGGCACGATTGGGCAGATGATAAGATAAGTGAATCTAAAACAAATATTGATAGTGTATTCGATTTCTTTATGAATAAAAAAGAAGAGTAATGAGTTTACCATTTAAAGAAAAGTTAGATAATGGATATCATATTAGAACATTCTCTAATGAAACTGATAGTGGTGAATTAGTGTGGCATAGAGACAAAGAAGATAGAATTGTAGAATCTATAGGTGACACTAACTGGATGATTCAATTAGACAATGAAATACCTAAACCTTTAACTGAAAGAACCTTTATACCTAAAGAGGTATATCATAGAGTAATAAAAGGAGATGGAGATTTAAAAGTAAGAATTAAAAAACTATGAATTTAAACTTCCAACATATAATTAACGAAAGTATTGAGGACAACCCTAAAATAGAAAACATGATGTTTCGTCTGTTTAATAGGGAGTTTTTTAATATATGGAGGGATAAAGATGATAGTCCTCATAGAACAGGTTTTAGGTACGATAATGTTGCACAGGTATTAGATTACTTTGGAGAAATGGTTGCATTAGAACAGGAAGTTGTTTTATATTTTTTCATAAAATGGACACTAGATCCTAATTCTAAATGGAATGAAGAAGATATTGGTAATATATTTAGTGAGTTTCAGATAGATGAGTTAAGGGGTTGGAGAGATATAACTAATATATATGGTATATTGAAAAAGTTAGATTTTTTCAATAAAACTTTTAACACAGGAAAAACTGATAAAGATGGGAATCCCGAAAAACTTAATTATTATGATACTATGTCATTTAGTGATACCGAAGGATTATATCCTAATATGGTATTGTCTGTTGATGGGTGGGATGATTTAACAGAGTTATTTAAAAATGAGGAGTTGGCAGAAGAGGTATTTAGTGAAGATCATAGTGATTTCTTTTCTTATTACGATACCCCAATGGATGAGATAGTCTCAGATATGACAGGAAAGGCAATGGATAGTGTAATAGAATCCATTCCTGCATATACAGACAAAATTATGGTTGGTGTGAATGGAGGAGAAGAGTTATATGAAATGGGTATGTCTGAAGAGGTTGTAGGTGATGATGATTTCTTAGACATTAACCCAACTTTTATAAATACATTAAGAACACAGATAAAAAATAATGAAGTAGATGGGGAAGATGTTTTAGAATTTTTATTAAATCATGGTGAACTGATTGACTTAGAAAGAGATATTAGAAGTGCATACGAAAGAACAATGAATGATGTGATAGAAACAGACATGAGGAATAGGGGTATAGAAGAAATTACTGAGTTATTTGGTAGTAAACCAGATTGGGTAGAAAATACTAAAAGTGGGGATAGTAGAAGATATGATTTAAAAGTACCAATACCTACAGAATTAATAGATAGGGTAATTGAACATTATATTGATGTTGAAAGCGCTTTTGTTGAGGAACAAGAATCAAACTTTGTAGATGCGGTTGTAGAAATGTTAGATCAGGAAAGTGATTTATTAGACTTACCTAATTTAGACTACTACTATCCTGACACTACAAAGGCGAAAGAGTGGTTTGAAGAGAGTTTATATAATTATTTAGAAATGAGTGCGTAATATTATGAAGATTAAATTAACAGAGGAACAATATCGTAAGTTTGTATCGGAAGATACTAACCGCACTAACTTTATGGATAAAGTTTATAAAGAAATTGAAAATGATGATTTTGAATATGTTTGGGATTTAATAGTAAATACATATGGGTTTACTGTAGATGAAGTTATAGAAGATGAGATGTTATATCACTTATTAGGTTATAAAATGTTAGATAGAGTACGAAATTCGGGTTACTTAGGTTTTAATCCTAGACCTTATAGAAGGTATATGAATGCAATTGCAGAAAAACTTAGTGATGACGTATATGTATCCAATATCCCACCCCCACAGAAGGCAATAGAACTAAAACAAATACTTTATTTATTTGATGATTCGGTGGCAGGAAATGAAACCGTAGAAAGAATTCTATTGTCAATAGAACCCGCACTAGAATACCTTTTTAAAAATAACCCACCTAAAAAAGCAATACAATTAGCATCAATTTTATATAAAAAAATAAGGGGTATAGGTTTTGATGGGGAAATTATAAATAAAATTCATAATTTTGCAGAAAGACACGGACTAGTGCTATTCCCTAAAACTGCGGGACTAACTTTTGAGAAAAAGGATGGTATGATACAGTCACTAATAAATTACATTCAAGAAAAACCTAAGAAAACTAAAGAAGGATTTTTAAGATATATAAATTCTAGAGGTAGATCATCAGGACAACACTCAACATTTTTTAGAGCGGCAGTACATGCGGGTATTATTAAAAAAGTTAGGGATGGTAGAACAATCACTTACGAATTAGGACCCAATTACGAAGCGTGGAAAAACGGTAATTTAGTTGCATTTTAACTATTTATTTACATTTTGATATTTATTAGTAAACTTATCTTATGGATAGAGGACAACAATTAAAGGTATATGCGAAGTGTTTGGGTGATCCTATATACGCAATAGAGACGTTTCTTAAAACATATGATTTAACACAAAAAGGATTTGTTCCTTTTAAATTATTTCATAAACAGAAAGAAATAATTAAATCATATGAAAAACATAATCGTAATATTGTAACTAAACCAAGACAGGCAGGTGTATCTACAACTACTGCAGCATATATTGCAGCAAAAATTGCGTTTGGTGATCCTAATAATCCTTGGAAAGTACTAGTATTAGCCAATAAACAAACATTAGCACAAGAGTTTTTAAAAAAAATAAAAGATTTCTTAGATCAGATACCATCATGGGTATGGGGTATTGATGAAGGGGATTCTTATTTATCTATTGAAGCCAAAGGACATATCAAAACTAAAGACACTCAATGTGAAGTAAAAGCATTAGCAACATCAAAAGATGCACTTAGGGGTTATACACCGACATTTTTAATTATGGATGAGGCAGCGTTTATCGATAATGGTGCAGAAGTATTCGGTGCCGCTTTAACATCGTTAGGTACGGGTGGTAAGGTAACACTTATTTCAACACCTAATGGTCAAGATGCATTATATTATAAAACTTATGATGGTGCAAAACAAGGGGATAATAACTTCAATATAATTGAAATGAGGTGGCATGAAGATATTAGATACAATAGAGGTTTAAGGTGGTTAAGAGGTGAAAATGAGGAAATTGTTTGTGAGACAGTAGGTAGAGAAACATTAAGGTGGGAATATAGTGGTAAAACTTACGAAACTAATAGTATAGATATTAAAGACTATAATATAATGGTTAGTGATGGTTGGAAAGGTTCTTCTCCATGGTATGAAGAAATGTGTAGAGACATGAATGGGGATAAAAAACAAATTGCACAAGAATTAGATGTATCATTTGTATCCTCTGGTGGTAATGTTATTGATGATGAATACATAGAATTTCAAGAACAAAATAATGTACAAGAACCTAAATATAAGGCAGAGATGGAAAAATCTATGTGGATATGGAAAGAACCAGAAGAAGGTCATAAATATATTATGGGTGTGGATGTTTCTAGAGGTGATGGTAAAGATAGTTCTACTATTGTTATTTTAGATTTTGAAAACTTAGAACAAGTTGCAGAATTTAAATATAAATTACCTCCAGATTTGTTGGCAGAAATAGTTTATAAATATGGTAATTTATATAATGCATATACTGTAGTAGATATTACAGGTGGTATGGGAGTTTCTACAGTTATGAAATTATTAGAAATGGGATACACACATTTACACTACGATGATCCTAAAAGTAGAAAATTAAGTGAAAAATATGCTAAAACCTTATATAAACAAGGGGATAAAGTACCTGGTTTTAATGTGGGTAGTAGTAGATTACAAATGGTTAGTGATTTAGAAGAACATATTAGGGAGAATAAAACTATTATACGATCAGTAAGATTAATTTCAGAATTAAAAACTTTTGTCTATAGAAATGGTAGACCAGATCATATGGATGGATATCATGATGATATAATTATGGCATTAGCAATGCCAATATTTGTGGTACAAACTACGTTTAAAAAATTAAAACAGATAGAAAATCAAACTAGAGCAATGTTAGATAGTTGGACTACAGTTAGTAATAATACTAATAAGATTACACCTAAACAAACACATGTAAATCCATTTTATAGTAATACCCCTACATATGAACCTAAACAAAATAATGGAAATAACGATAATGGAGAATATAATTGGTTATTTGGTATAAAGTAATATTTAGTTTTTACTAGATATTTATTATAATAGTAAAAAGATATTTAATAAAATGGCAAGAAAAACAATATTTCAACAGTTAAGTGACTTATTTGGTCCTGAAAGAAAACAAGCGGAAAGTAAATCAAGATATTCAATAAACGATAAAGAGTTGTTAAAAACTCAATCAAAAGAAGAATATGATTATGAATTACTTCAAAAACAACAAGACGCATATCTAGCGAATCAATGGAAAAAGGTAGACAATGAGATTTACCAACACTCAATATATTATGAAACAACAAGATTGGCATCTTATGCAGATTTTGAGGGGATGGAATTCTTTCCAGAAATTGCTGCGGCGTTGGATATTTTTATGGAGGAATCTACAACACCTAATAGTGATGGTAAAATACTTAATATATTTTCAGAAAGTAAAAGAGTAAGAAGAATATTACAAGACTTATTTTTTAATAGACTAGATATTCACACTAACTTACCAATGTGGGTGAGAAACACATGTAAATATGGTGATAATTTTTTATATTTGTCTATCGATAGTGAAGATGGAGTCCAAAGTGTAAAACAATTACCTAATATTGAAATTGCGAGAAAAGAAAATGATGGATTTGGTGAAAATTCTAACTTATCTACACAAGATAAATTTAATCCAGTTAAATTTGTGTGGGGACAAAAAGATATGGAGTTTAATGCGTGGCAAGTGGCACACTTTAGATTATTAGGTGATGATAGAAGATTACCATATGGGACTTCTATTTTAGAAAAAGCTAGAAGAATTTGGAAACAATTACTTTTGTCCGAAGATGCTATGTTAATATATAGAGTAACTAGAGCACCTGAAAGAAGAATATTTAAAATATTTGTTGGTAACATCGATGAGAAAGATGTACCAGCATATGTGAACAAAATCGCAGATAACTTTAAAAGAAGTCCTGTAATTGACCAACAAACAGGACAAATAGATACACGTTACAATCAAATGGCACAAGATCAAGATTATTTTGTACCTGTAAGGGATCAAAATGCACCTAGCCCTATTGATACTCTTCCTGGTGCTACTAACCTATCTGAAATTGCTGATATACAATTCCTTCAAAAGAAATTATTTACTGCATTAAGAGTACCTAAACCATTTTTAGGTTTTGAAGAAGTAACAGGTGAGGGTAAAAATTTAGCATTACAAGATATTAGATTCTCTAGGACAATTAATAGAGTACAACAGGCAATTATACAAGAATTAAATAAAATTGCAATCATACACCTTTATATTTTAGGTTTAGAAGATGAATTAGAAAATTTTACATTAACACTTAATAACCCATCTACACAAGCAGAGATGTTGAAGATAGAACAAACCCAATTAAAAGTTACCTTATATAAAGACGCAGTGTCAGACGCAGGTAATGGGTTTGGTGCTTATTCTATGACTAGAGCTAAAAGAGATATATTAGGTATGTCTGAAGAAGAAATACGCAATGACTTAGAACAACAAAGAATGGAAAAAGCGGCTAGTGCAGAAATGGAACAAACGTCTACAGTAATTAAGAAAACAGGTATCTTTGATAGAGTTGATACATTATATGGTGATCCAATGGGTGCTGAAGGAGAATCTGGAGGTGACGCAGCAGGAGGTGATATGGGTGGAGACACTGGTGGTGATGACTTCGGAGGTGGATCTGACTTTGGTGCAGACTTAGCTGGTGGTATGGATGATGCTGCGGCTACTGATGCAGGTGGAGAAGCAGCGGCAGCTGAAGCGGGTGCAGCAGTCGAATCTATAGACAAAAAAGAAAATCTTTTAATGGAAGAAAAACAAAGAGAAGTGTTAAATAGTAAAGTTAAAAAATATCAAAATATGTACTTCAAAAGATTAATGGAAAGTATAGATGAAAATGAAAAAGTTTTTAATGTAGAAAATTTAGACGATGAAGTTAATACAATTAACTCTAAGATAGAAGAAATGTCAAAAGAAATAGATAGTATTATTGAAAACGAAGAAAAGTAAACTTTTTATTAAAACTTAATATTTATAAATAAACAAAAGAATATGACTAATTTTGGACACATAAAGGACACTTTTAATAATATATTATCTGAATCTATTTTAACTAAAAATAATGAAGGTAAAAAATTATTTAAAAAATATATACAAGTACTTAAAGAAGATAGTAGCTTAAAAAGAGAATATCTTATTTATAAAAACTTAACTACTAAAAAATTTAATAATGAATCTGACGCTAAAGATTATATCAAAGAAAACATAGATTTATTAAAAAATAACAATCCATCTAAAGGATTAAATAAACTTAAAAGTATTCTAGGTGATAAGGAATTAGTAAATGAAAATGATGAAATATATAAACATCTTAATATTTTACGTAACACTAAAAAGACACCTAATAGTTTAGAAAAAATACAAAAGTCTTTAAATTTCTTTAAAGAAAGAATGTTAAAAGAAGAAATAATAGTAGAAAGTGAATATGATGCTACAGGTGTACCACCTTCAATTTTAACTAAATTAGCAGTAAATAAATTTAATAACAAATATGAAAATATTAGTGAAGAAGAAAAAAGTATTATTAAAAACATTTTAAACGGTAATGAGGAAGATAAGAAAGAAACTTATACTAATTTAAAAAATGAGTGTATAGATATTATTGATAAACGTTTAAATGAAAATTCAGATTTAGATTTAAAAGATAAACTTTTAAAAGTTAAAGATAAATTATTAAGAACATCTTTTAATGAAGAAACATTCCCTACTGATATCGATAGTATATATAATTTAAAAAATTCAGTAACAGAATAAACCTATTAAAACCCACTAAACAGTGGGTTTTTTTATGCATAGTTTGACATCATAAATAAAAATGATTATCTTTATATTAAAATAACATAAAAGAAATTAACTATGAATGAAACGAGGAAAAGAATTAAAATTAGATTTAAACCCAAATTATAAAATAAAAGTTGGGACGGTGGATAATAAAAACCCAAAAACAATATACATAAATCTCTCCGCTTGGGGACAATTAAAAAAATATGATATAGATTTAAACTATGAAGGTGTAATTAATAAATTAAGAAAAAATATTAAACACAAAATTAATAGTTATAATTTAAATGAATTCCATAGAGGAAAATATATAGTAGATCTTGATATGAGATCTTCAGGTATAAAACCAACCAAAAGAAGTTTTATGTCTTGTGAAATAACTTTATTTCAAAAAGAATCAATACCTGTTAATAATCCATTAATTGTAGATTCATCTAAACAAATTATAAAAGATGTTATAAAAGATTGTTTAGACACTAACAACCATTTCTCTTTTTATAAAACTAAAAACTAAAGTTTTTTATAATAAAGGTATATTTATATGTAAAGTATATCTATATTATGGAAATTTTAAAAAACAATGAGTTAAATAAAAAAGGTATCTTAGTAGAATATGATGCGGGATACATCTCTCCTAAAGATAATAGACACTTCATTAATGAAATAAATAAACTAACTAAAGGTGGACAAATAGTCGAAGATCCTTTAGTTGTTTATGCAGTAATGCAAAAATATGGTGTGGAGAATAGAAATGGTAGAGTATATCCTGAAAAGATACTTAAAAAAGAATCTGAAAACTATATGAAACTTATTGAAGAAAAAAGGGCTATGGGTGAGGCAGACCATCCAGATTCTTCAATTGTTGCTATTAGTAGAATTTCTCATAACGTAACTGAACTATGGTGGGAAGGTAATGTGCTAATGGGTAAATTAGAAATCATTATGTCACCAGGATTTGTTACACAAGGTATTATATCATGTGAAGGAGATCAAGTTGCTAACCTTTTAAGAAAAGGTTTAAAGATAGGTGTATCATCTAGAGGTGTAGGTTCATTAAAAAAAGAAGATGGTAAAAACATTGTACAAGATGACTTCGAATTAATATGTTGGGATGTAGTTACTTCACCATCAACACCAGGATCTTGGATATATAATGAATCACCTTCCAAAGAACAACAAATGTCCGAATCTAAAGAAAATAAAGATAAAGATTTATTAATTGATTCTTTAGATAATTTTTTGTCAGATTAATTTCACAATAAATCCACACTTTTATCATTTTTTGCATATTTATAAAAAAATGGCATTTTATAGTGCTGCATTTTTTATTATAATAACAAAATGTAAAAAAAATAAAAATTTACAATGGCTACAAAAAGAAAATCAATCATCGAAGAGGCTTTGTTAGAAGCGAAGTCTTTAGAGGATGCCTTAAAAGCCAATACGAAAGAAATGCTTGCTTCACATATGAAACAAGAAATTGAGAACATCGTTGAGTCGTCTCTAAATGAACAAGAAGACGAAGAAGAATTAGAAATCGATGTGGAAGGGTCCGATGAAGAAATGGAAGAAATGCCAGCAGAAGCTGGAGATGACTCAGAAGAGTCAGAATTAATGGATTTAGATGTCGATCTTGACGCTTTGGCGGGAGACGGTGGTGAAGAAGTTGAATTAGATGTTGCTGAATTACCTGCAGAATTAGATATGGGTGATGAGGAAGAATTAGATTTAACTGGTGCATCAGACGAAGAAGTAATCGCAGTATTTAAGAAAATGAGCGATGAAGACGAAGTTGAAGTTGTTAAAGACGCTGACGGAATCCACTTAACAGATAACGAAACCGGTGCAGAATACTACATCAAAGAAGGTGACGAACATTATGAAGAATCATACGATAGTCTTGACGAAGAGGAAGGATGTATGAATGAGGAAGCAGGATGTGGTAAAAAATATGAAGGTCACGATCCTATTGACGAAGAAGTAATGTACGAAATCGAACTTTCTGAAGAACAACCTTATGGAGGCAATAAAGGAGACGAATCTAAAAGTCGTAGAGATTACATGGAAGAAGGTAAATATGGCGGCAATAAAGGAGACGAATCTAGAAGTCACAGAGACTATATGGAAGAAGGTGAATATGGCGGAAATAAAGGCGATGAGTCTAGAAGTCACAGAGACTATATGGAAGAAGGTGAAGACTATATGGAAGAAGGTGAAGACTATATGAAAGAAGGTGAATATGGCGGAAATAAAGGCGATGAGTCTAGAAGTCATAGAGACTATATGGATGAAACCGAAGAAATCGTTGATTTAGACGAAGAAGAAGCAATCGAAGAAGACAAACTTAAAAGACACCAATCAACTGGTTACCAAAGATATAGTGGTGCCAAAGCTGGGTCAGATCAAGCAAGTCCTTACGGTGGTGTATCAGAATCTAGAAAAAGAAGAACACCTAAAAATGTACAAAAAGTATCGGAATCAAAAATTATGAAGGAATACAAAGAGTTAAAATCCAAAAACGAAGAGTATAAAGGAGCACTTAAAGTATTCAAGAATAAGTTAAACGAAGTTGCTTTATTCAACACAAATTTAGCATACGTAAATAGATTATTCACTGAACATTCTACAACCAAATCAGAAAAGATGGAAATCTTAAAAAGATTTGATAATGCAGAAAGTATCAAAGAATCAAAATCTATCTACAAGTCAGTAAAAAGTGAATTAGATTCTAAGTCACCAATTACAGAATCTGTAGAGAATAAAGTTAATAAAACTGTTAAGTCTTCTAAATCGGATTTGAATGAATCTACTGCTTATGTAGATCCACAAATAACTGCGATTAAAGATTTGATGAGAAAATTATCATAAAATAATAAAATAACAAAAAAATAAAAAACTCAAAAAATGGGACATTTATTAAATTCAGGTGAAGTTGGAAATATCGGACTTGAACACTTGAAGCAAATTAGATCTAAAACCATCGGAAAATGGGATTCTTTAGGATTCTTAGAAGGTTTAAAAGGTCACGTAAAAGAGAACATCGCTCAGTTATACGAAAACCAAGCTTCAGCTTTATTGACAGAAGCAACAGATGCTCAATCGTCTGGTTCTTTCGAAACTGTAGTTTTCCCTATCGTAAGAAGGGTATTCTCAAAATTATTGGCTAACGATATCGTATCGGTACAGGCGATGAACATGCCAATTGGAAAATTATTCTACTTTGTACCAAAAACAACTGGAAGAAATCACAATCCTTTAAATGGTAATGCTGAAAACGGTTCTTTACCAGAATGTGTATTTAGTTCTTGTAGTGGAAATGCCGTTTCAGAATTCTTACAAAAATCATTATATGATGTATTCTATAATGATGGTATGTTTGATGCATCTAAAGGTACTGCTACAATTTTTGAATCTACCGCTTATGGTGTTATTGTAAGTGCAAACGGTGAAACTGTTGTTACTGCATTTGACGATCAACCAGCTGCTGCTGATGGATCAGTTAGAAATCTTACAATGTGTGTATCAGGATTTACATCTGCTGGAGCTGGAAGATTAACTGGACCTGACGGAAACGAAATGGATACAGAATCTTTCTTATCTTCATTAAGAATTGTTGCTGATGTTGATATCGTAGACGGTGATGGTGAAGTTATTATCACTGCTGGTGATTCAATTCCATTTAACTTAACTGCACAAGTATACGGTAAAGGTATCGTTAATTATGATGATATCTGTGATCCACAAGGATGTTTAATGTTAACTGCAGACTTATCTCACCCAGCGTGTGTTAGTTGTAATGCAGGTACATTCGATGGTTATATCGGAGCAGTAACAGGAACTAATCCTACAATTACTGCATCTTGGATGCAATATGCAACTTTAGAATTTGCAACTGAAATGGGAGAAGTTTCTTTCGAACTTGATGAAGTAGTTGTTTCGGTAACTGAAAGAAAATTAAGAGCAACTTGGTCTCCAGAATTAGCACAAGACGTTAGTGCATTCCATAACATTGATGCTGAAGCTGAATTAACGGCTTTATTATCTGAGCAAGTAGCAGCTGAAATCGACAGGGAAATCCTTAGAGATTTAAGATCTGGTGCAGCTTGGACATTAAGATGGGATTACAACGGATGGAAAAGAGCTAATAATGGTGGTGGATTTAACGCATACACTCAGAAAGAGTGGAATCAGACGTTAATCACTAGAATTAACCAATTATCTGCACAAATTCATAAATCAACTCTAAGAGGTGGTGCTAACTTTATCGTAGTTTCTTCTGAAGCTTCTGCGATATTTGATGATTTAGAATACTTCCACGTATCTAACGCAGCACCAGAGCAAGATCAGTACAATATGGGTATTGAGAAGATTGGTTCATTAGGAGGAAGATACACTGTATATAGAGATCCTTACGCACCAGCTAACTCAATCATTGTTGGACACAAAGGAAAGTCATTATTGGACACTGGGTACATTTATGCACCTTACGTACCATTACAATTGACTCCTACGTTACAAAACCCATTCAACTTTGCACCAACTAAGGGTATCATGACTAGATACGCTAAGAAAATGGTTAATAACCGTTTCTACGCAACGTTGACAATTGATGGAGTTGTAACATTTGATGTTAACTTATTAAGATAATCTTAATAATACAACTTAATACTAAAAAGGGTGGAATTTATTTTCTACCCTTTTTTTTTGTTTTATAAGATATTTATTATTATATTAGCATACTATGATTATTAAGAAAAAGCACGTATTATTAGAATCACTTTTAATTGACACTATTGATGAGTTTACACCACAAGAAAAAAAGTTATTATCTGTTCTTCATCAGAAATTTGGTATGGCATCAGGTAAGATTGAAAAATCGTGGAATTTTGATAAGTGGGCTGCAGCAGCATTCTTAATAGAATTTTTTGAAATACCTTATGATATTGCACACGATTTGGCATCTACGTATTTTTGGAATGGTGAAAAATTGTTTAAGGAGTTCGAAAGTCTTAGGAAAAAAAATAATAGAAGTGATTTATTTATGAATCACGCATTTAGAGATATATTAGATGACTACATTGAATCAAAGAAAAATGAAGATAATAATTTTTATCTAACAAAACCTGTAGAATATAACGTTAAAACTCAAAATGAAAATGAGGTACTTCCTGGTATAATATATCAAAGTTTCCCACCAAGAAGTTATAAGGAATTGGAGGAATCTAGAAAAGAAGCAAATGAAGTAAAATTATCTGTAAGACCTCTGGTTTGGTCTACTTATAATGGTGTGATGTTATATATTCAACCTACTGAAGAAAATATTATAGAACCAAAGGATATAGAGGCTACTAGTTGGGATACTATGCGTAATATGGGTATAACTGCATCAATACGATTAGATTATTATAAAGATGAAGATGAAAAATCTCAAAATTATCTTCAAGGTAAATGTGAATATAAATTCGGACATGAGTATAAAGATGAGGGTATAATATGGACTGAGGACATAAAATTACCTGAAGTTTTATCTAAGGAAAGTGTTATTGAATTTATAGATATGTTAATAGAAAAATTACGTTCTACACTTAATGGAATGACGTTTATTTATGGTAAAGGTGTAAAAGACGACTAAATGACATAAATCCTGTCTTATATGTATATTACATATAAGACTGTTAAAAATCCCCTAAAATCGACTAAAATCAGTGTAATTTGTCTACTTGATTGACAATATTAAAGTTCATTACATTAGTATACTGTTTAACTTCTTGATTTGACGTTAATTTAATGTCTATATAATATTCATTAGGTATCATCCAAGAAGTATCCAATAAGAAATAATTAGATAGATATGCCATATTAACATCCCTCCAATCAATTACATTTACTTGTGTGTTTCCTTCAGTAACCCAAACTCTATATTCTAAATTATCAATAGTTTTACTTTCGTCAACTGTAAAAGGTAACCTCGCAGATACTAAAATTTTTCTTACATCACCTCTTTTGATTCTTTCATCTCTTTTAACACCACTTAATGACATTGCATAATCTACAGGAAGAGAATCATTATTACCTATTTGATAGTATTCACTTTCTGGTTTAATTTCAAATGATAATTCAACATTTTCAATATTTATACCATCTACTGTTAAATCACTCCATTCATCGAAGTATAATACACCACTTTCAACAGTATTTGGTACGAATACTTCTGCGTAATAAATTCCAGTTGAGACTTGTACTGTTTCTGTAATAGAAGAAAATATAGTGCCCTCATTATCATATATGGTAACACTAGGATTACTATCTAAATTTTTAGGTTCTCCACCTACGTTACTATAAAGGTATATTTTATTATTTTTATTTTTATAGAAATTTTTTCTATCATCCTTAATTGGGTTATTATAATCAGTATCTAAAAATGGTTGGTAGTATGTCTGTGTATGTCTACTAAAAAAACCTACATATTGTGCAGGAACTATAATAGTTTCTTCTAATGGTGGGACAAAGGCAATTCCGTAACCATAATTAGTTGTTCCACCAGTAATTAAACTATTAACTTCTTCAGTCATATCCATTTCAATATTTTCATTACCTTTATCAAAATGTTGTGTTGTAACTGTAATTCCTGTTACTGAAGGTGTTACTGTTGTATGACCTGTCAAACCTTCACAAGTTGATCCACTATCTCCATTAAAATCACAATAAGTTTCTGCAGAATAGACTCCCTCACTAGACCAAGGATTCAATGTATCTGCCAAAAACCAATTACTAGCACTTTGTACAAATGTAATGTCATTGTCGTCCTCTAATTTCATATATCTTTGGTAATCATAACCTGTACCTTCATCCCAATCTTGATTAACTCTAAATAACATTAATTCAAAAGAAGATGTTCGTTGTTTATCATCTAATACTTTTTGTGCTTGAAGATTACTATCAAAAAAAGAACTGTTACACATTCTTAGAGTATGAGTAACTTTAGATAAATCCCCTAATTCTCCATTATTATATCTATTTTGTAAATCTTCAACATCAAAGTATAATAAATGTCTAGTAAAATCAGTTTCTCCAGTTTTTCCACCATAAAATAATTCTACTATAGGATTTCTACCCGTATTAACGTCACTATTTTTAATTATAGTGTTGTTTTTATCTATGTAAGTTCTTATTACCATTTCTTTTTATTAATAAATATCTTAATTACTGTTAATGTTTTTATTTAATATCCTATCTAAGTTAAAATTTAGAACATTTATTTTATTTGGTAATTCTGTTGCCGGCATTCCATGATAATTATGAATGTGTCCTGCAACATATGATTTAACTAATTCTAAAAATTCTACTAATATATCTCCATATACTAAAGGGTGTGCGTCATTATTTATTTTATTTTGTTCTTCAGTAGAAATTAGTTCTTCAGGATTTGTTAAATTAAAAGTATGAGGCCCATCGTGACTAATTAAATTAATTTTATTACCTACCACATTAATTACACTACCACCCTTACCTTTATTAACTTCTGATTTTACAACTTTTATTGTTTTTTTAACCTCTTTTTTATTACCTTTAAAAAACGCAACACCAGTTTTTACTGCTAAATCACCACCAAATTCTTTTAATATTTCATCTGAGTTAGATTTTAACTTCCATTTACCACTAATAAAAGGTTTAACTGCAGTGGTTGCCGCAATAATTGCTTCATCTCTAGTAGTAAATCCTGGATTTAAAAAATCTTGTTCAAAAACAGTAGACTTGTTTTTTATTTTACTAACATTTATTCTAACTACATTTTTAGTACTTTGACTATACTCATTAGGTGTTAAATTACCTGCTAAAACTTCATTATCAACATTTAATGTGTCTATTTGAACATCAATTAGTGTTTCTGCTTTATCATAAACATAACTACTAATAACTTTATCTTTTAATGTTCTTACTAATTCATTACCACCATACTTTACTTGAATGTAACCTAAATCTTTATCGTTGAATTGATTTTTTTCTTCAGTATCTTTATATTTACCTGCTCTTAACCATATCTGCCCTTCTTTTAATATTACATCAGTATTACCTCTACTTTGTAACGCAATATCTTCATCATTCGGATAAACACCAGTTGTATTACTTAAAGTTATATCAGGAATTTTAAATTTACCACCAGTCATTACTGACCTAGCATCTATAATAGGATCAAAATTCAATTTATTAGATTGGGATATTAAAGGACCCATCCAAAACCTTTGACTTGTAAATTCAGTATATTTAATACCTTTCTTATGTTCATACTGAAATACTAAAACTAATTCACCTAATTTAGGCATTACATTTAAAAAACGAGGAGTTAAAGGAACACAATACGGTAAAGAATTAACTGTAACATCACCTTTATCAATACCCTCAATTCGAACTTTAATTCTACCAGTTTTTTTAGGATCATAAACATCTACAACTTCACCTACCCTAATAAATGGTATTGTTTCTCTGTTTAACTTTTCATATGTAGCATTTGCAGTAGACATTAATCAATTCCTTTTTTTCTTTTTTCTAATATGTTATTACCTAAGAAGTATTCTTTTTCTAATTCATCTATTTTATCTAACAATTTAGATATTTGTGTTTTTAGTGATAAGTGATATTCTTTTATACTTTCTAATTCATGTTTAATAGAAGCATTAGACATATTATTCCACTTTATTATTTCTTTTTCTTTTTCCATTTATCTAATTATACCTGCACCTTTTGCTTGACCAATTACTGGTTGATCATTAATTCCAAACCCAATGGGTGTTGGTCCTGCCGGAGAAATACTATATACGGTTACTTTAATTTGTCCTTCAGGTATTACTACTTCTATTTTAGCATCTGTTAATAGAGCATCAACTATTGCCTCTATTCTTATCATTTCCATTGCTAAATCTTCTTCCGAAGGTACTTGAGGTAAACCAGCGTCTCCTTTTTGTGAAGCAATTCTAGACCATATTTTTTGTGCACTTAAACCAGGTCTTAATGGCATACCCAATGAAATCTGTAATTTAGTTATTGGTGGTAATGGCGTTGGTGGTGACATTAAACCTTTTAAAAACTTAGCTATTGTATTTAATGATGTTATACTCATAATTAACAGAATTTTCCTAACCCCTCTCCCTTTAAACCTAATGCGTCCTTAACTGAACCTAGATTTAATTTATTTGTAAAGTTACCCGCAACATTATTGGCTTTACTTAAACCATTAGATATACCACTTATTGCTTTAAGTATTTTTAATTGAGCTTCTGGAGGTAATAAACCAAATCCTGGAACTAAAGATGTCATAGATAATTGAGTATTCTTTATTTTTTCTTTTAATAATTTAGTTATTACACAGATAATTATCGGTTTTAGATTTTTTATTAACCATGGCAATAATAATTCATATATTAGTTTTTTAAGTAATTCTTTTAATATGTCTTTCCATGTACAAGAACTAGATTTATAATAACTTTTTAAAACACCTTTTGTCTCACCGTTAGTAAAATATTCCATCATTTGGGTTAACATTTTATTTTTAGGTGAATTAGTCAACTTAAATATTTCTTTAGTCATATTACTTAATAATCTAATTAAAAATTCTAAACTTGCTTTAGGTGAATCAATTGGGTCTACGTTATTAGTTGTTTGATTAATAATATCAGTCATTCCCTTTTCTAATATTTCTACTTTTTCTCCATCATTAACTGCTTGTGACATTTGGTTATTAATATCAACCAATGTTTGAGAATTTATCGATGCAGTTTTTTTATTACAACAATCAGTAAAAACCATTTCACCTTTTTTCTTATCTTCTATAGTCTGTCTTATATTAGTAATTCTTCTCTCACTGAACTCAAATAAAGAATCGTCTAAAACAGTTTCTGTTTCATCTTCTAAACCAAACTCTAAAATTTGTTCAATATAGGCATCAGCCTCCATTTCTTTTTCAATACATCTATCACTAATTTGACTTCTTTTCCTTAACTCACTAATAGATACACCAAAAACTCCATCTAATGCGGTAGTAAAAACAGTTTGTACATCAAAAAGTGGTAAAATACTATCTAAATACTCCATAGTAAAATCTGTTAATGTTTTATTTTGATAGTAATCATCTATTTTAACATTAATAACATTAGGTTCTGGATTAGTAGTTTGTGGATTATTTGTTGAACCGACAGTAAATGCCGTAGATGAATTTTCTAAAAAAGTAAAATGTGCAATAGTTCTACCATTATTAGGATTAACCCACGGTATTGTTGCTGGAGTTTGTTGTATTACATCCCATAAAAATCTATTAAACCCATCATCATATTTTGTTGCACCTATTTCACTATTAGGATTTATTTTAAGTATACATCTTTCATCTATATCCTCAACTTTAATGTTAAAACCATTTCCTGATTGTCCAGTATCTGGATTATTTTTAAACATCCAAGGTCCAATATTAGGTTGGCATTTACATGTATAACAACTTTTTAAACCTTGTTTAAAAATATTGTTTAATCTATTTGATAAAGGATCAATTACTGACACCAACCAATTAATTATTTTTGTTTTTATTTCATCTACTTTTAAATCACCGGCAACTGCTAAAATATCTTTTATAAAATAAAATATTGCGAAATTTACATTTAAAGAAGGTAAAGAAGCATCTATAGAAAATTGTGGTGCACCATTACATTGAGACTTCAATCTTTTTATCTCATCTATAATTTTTTGTTTAATATTCAGTTGTTCTTTTAACGTTTCAATATTATCACAAATTTTATTTAGTCTATCTCTTTTTCCTTCTCCCATTGATTAATCTAATTCGTAATCGGTATTATTTTTTTCTTTTTGTTCGTTAAATAAATCCCTTAATAAACTTTTATCATCTTCACTTAAAGAACTATCATTGTTAATTTTATTGTCTTCTTTATTATCAGTGTCAACAATTTGACTTTGTAATTTGGCTAATGCTAACTTTCTATCTATAGTACCCTCTATTATTTTTAGTGTATCATTATTTACTTTACCAATCATAGATTCATCATTAATATCCTCAATCTCCGCTCTATTTTTACGCTCATTAAGTTCTTTGCGAGCACTATTCATAACATTCACACAGTCGTTATAAATTTCTTGCATAAATTCTTGTAAACTACCCTTATCTAAATTTATTTTAGTTTTCTTTGGTCTTCCCATAAGATATGTTTTTATATAAATACTGGAAAATTAAAATTATAATAATCCCTTTTCTATTTTGAATCCTTTTAATGCAGAGTAAATCTTTTTAAATCTTCTCATAGCTACACGTATGTCTTTAGTAGTTAAACCTGATAATTCTCTAATATAAGCTAGTATTAAATTTTTATTATACTTATTACCACTTTCTACTTGTTCAAAAATAGTTTCCCAGTTATCTAAAACTTGCATTAGAGAATTACCAACGGCTAATTCATTTTCATTTAATTTACCGTGTTCAATTTCAGCTTTAATATTTGCTGATATTTCTCTAATAAATTCATCTAATGGGGTTTTATCTCTTTCTTCTAATGTATATTGATAGTCATCCATTTCTTCTACAGTCTTATAAACATCATCATATGCTAAGTCTGTTTTCATTCTTTTATCAGACTTAAGTAATTGACCTAATAGGTAATTTTTACAAATAGTACCAAAATATGAATAGGCTTTTTTACCTTGTTCAGGTTCAAACTTATTCATTTTCATTGCTAAAAATGATAAGGTATCGGCATGAAGATCTTCGAACTCCATATCTTTCCTATAAAGTTTATATCTTCTTATTATAGACTCTATCATTTTATTTAAAGGTGCACGTAAACTATTATTATATATACGATTACGTTTATGATCATCTTCACAAGTTAAAAATTCTACAACCGCTTTTTCTTCTTCTGGTCCGAAATATAAATTAGTGGTTCTTTTCCTACCTCTCTTTTTAGATTCTTCAGACATTTAAGTTGTTTCTACATCATATGTTATTTCTCTGTCTTCGGTGAAAAAATATTCTTTTTTTGCTTTATTAACCCAAAATTTACTTTCTAATACATTAATATTGTTTTTATATTCGTCAAACAATGATCCAGCACGATTATTAATATGTTTATAACCTAATTTAGGTATCACCATTATTTGTACATCTAAGTAACTTAATCGTAATAAAAATTCATAAGTAAAAGTTAATTTCATATGTTTTTTTAACCCACCATGTTCTTTAAATAATTCTTTATTAACTACCATACCATCAAAATTAAAATTTTGTATTTTTTGTAACGTCTCATGATCTAATAGTCCCATACTTTCTGATACATTTTGCACCCAAACATTTTCATTAGTAAAAGAAATAAATTCACCATTTTCGTTACATTCAAAAATTATAGGTAAAAATACATCTACTTCAGGATATGCATCTCTATACTTAACTACATTATCAAACCATATAGGGGATAATGAATCATCGTATTCTAAAAATGAGAAGTATTTAGATGTAGATTGTTCTACACCGTAATTTATTTGTGACTGAAAGTCGTAATCACCACTTTTATTTTCCACAACTTTTGTAATTGAGGATATATCACCGTATTCAAAGGAATTTAAAAAGTCTTTTAATTTTTTATTTTTTGCATGTACGATTAAAACCTCATCCGGAAGTGTTTTTTGTTCATTAACACTTTTAATTGCTTTTTCAAAATATTCACTTACACTATCATCTAACTTGTGAATTGGAATAATTAAACTAATATCTGTTTTCATAACTATTTTTTATTTTGTTGTAATTTCTTCTTTTTTGTTATTTTCAGTCTCTTTAGCATCTACTACACCTAATTCTGTTAGTCTTCTACTAAAAATTCTATTATATACCTCTTTAATGTGTTGTCTAGTTTCTTCTTCACTATATTTATTTTCATACTCTTCCATCTTACTTAATACGTTCTGAGGTAACGCATCCTCTAAATATAAACCAACCATAGTGGATATCATGTCTGGTATAGCATTTAAATTAGTAACCCAAACACCATTATCTATTAACTTAAGTGATCCATTTTCATCTGTTTCACCCATCCATTCAGGTATCATTCTAGGAATTTTACCAATAACTGGTGTTTTTGACTTAATAGCTTCTAGTGGAAATGTACCAAAACTTGATAATTCATCTACCCAAACACCTAAAAATGATTCAGATAAAGTTTTTGCAAATTCTTTTCTAGGTAAACCTGACATATCTCTAAAAGTTATAAAACGATAGTGAGGGTATTTTTGGAAAAATACTTTTACAATTTTCAAAATTTCTCTTTTATCTCTAGCAGAAATAGCAATTGTAGGTATTTTAGGTTTATCACTATTTTTAAAATAATTAGGGATACCAATAGGAATTACTTCTGTAACTAAGTTTCTAAAAATTGACTCGGCATACTTTTTTAAATTTTCATTAGTGGTTATTACTTCATTAATACCAAAGGCACTCCAATTTTCACCAATCTCTAACATTTCGAAAATGTATTCGTAAGATTGTAAGAATACTATTCTTTTACAAGGAAAATTTACTGTTTGTTTCATAATACTAGCAAATGCTTCAGGAATTATTACAAAATCTTGTGGTCCCACTTTAAGTGTTTGAGATTCAATGGATATGTGTGGTAATTCTGCATATTCTTCACCCAACCATTCAGCAATACCCATACCTTCTTCATCACCTCTTAATTTGTAATCATTTTTATCATGTAATATTTGAGCATTAAAACCTAATTCTCTTAATATTTTAACATGTTCATAAATGGTTGCCACACCTGCAGTGGGATTACCTTTAGTATCTAAAGTAAAGAAGTAGATACCGAAATCTTTTTTAACTATCTTTTCGATAGTATCTTTTACTGTACTTTTATTTTCACTCATTTTTTCGTTTTTAATTTATTTATTATAATTCTTTTATTATACCTTTCATTAGTAAGGTGTTAAATGATAGTTTAAATGGTATTGGTAATTGATTTAATCCCATCATACCCATTTTATCGTCTACTATATCATTATAACTAAGTAATGCACCAATTAAATCTCTATACATTTCGTATTTAGTTACATCTATTTTTAACGATGCTAAAGATTCATCTTCATTAGTTTCTTTTGAATTGTCCTCACACTTAGTTTCAATGTCATATTGTACTTGATTTGCTAATTGATCGATATCGAAATAAAATTCTTTACCCCCCACATTTAATAATATATCATCCATATTAATCTTTTTTTTTTAATTTAAATTATTATTGTCATAAGTAAACATTAAACTGATTATATATCTTCATATTCAATTGTTTCAGTACTTAAAATTTTTTCTAACATACTTTTATCTTCTAATAATTCTTTTAAATCAACTATTGTATAATCTGAGTTACAATTTTTATTGTACGTATTGATAACTTTAATTGATACTTTTTCTGATGGTTTTGTTAATAATGTATCAGGAGACGCAGTTATTAATACATCAACATGTTCCCATTTATCTTTGTAGTCTCTTACAAATTTAATGGTATTTACTTTACAAGATAATTTAGATAAAAAGAATAATGTTGCCGGTTTACTATTATTTAACTCTTTACTAATAATAATTGGGGTATGGCCCATATCCTCTATCATATTATGTAATTGGTTTAAGTGTTCCACAGAATTTAATTTTACTTCACCCGCATGTCCAAATATTTCTAATGATGCATCAACATACATAAATTTGTTTAAGTCTTTTGTACCACCAGTAAATTCAAAATGACTCAATAAATTTAAATCTTTTATATCCCTTTCTATTTCTTTATTCTCACCTGTTTCTTCATCAATAACAGGATAATATTTATCATACACTAATTCAAATTTTGTTATAAAATCTCTTACAACACCATCTATTGTTATACCTATTTTCATTTTTTTAATACTTATTATATTTTTTTATTGTTGAGATGTAACTATTGATTGATTTTTTGTTCCTCTAATTTTGTCATAATTAGTCTCAAACCAACTTATAGTTTCACTTAAACCTTTATAAATTGGGGTGAATTTAAAATTAGGTAAATAATGTTTTATTTTACTATTATCCGAAGGTTTTCTGTACTGTCCATCTGGTTTATTAATATCCCATTTAACTTCACCTTTAAAATTCATTATTTCTATAATCATATCAACCACTTCCTTTATTGATATTTCTTCAGAAGTGGATAAAATTATTGGTTCATCTTCGTTATAATTATGTAATACCCATTCAGTAAGTTTAGCAACATCTTTATTATATATAAATTCTCTTAAAGGTTTTCCACTACCCCAAATAGTTAAGGGAGTATTAGTTTCTCTTGCGATGTAACATTTATGGATTAAAGAAGGTACTACATGTCCATTTTCTATATCGAAATTATCGTTTATTCCATATATGTTAGTAGGTATGACTGATTTATAATTTAAACCATATTGTTCTCTATACGCTCTTATTTGAATGTCTGCCATTCTTTTGGCATATGCATAAGCATCATTACTAAAATGTGGTGGACCCATATGTATATTTTTTTCCGTTAATGGGTATTCTACATCATTTGGGAACACACAGGTTGATAAGAAACAAACTAAGTTTTCAACACGAGTTTTTCTCGCAGTTTCAATAACATTAGTATTAATCATTATATTTTCATAGAAAAACTCACCTTTAAAATTCATATTACCACCTAAACCACCTACTTTAGCTGCAGCATGAATTACACCATCAAAAATCTCTTCACTCATACTTTTCTCAACTGAATATTTATTACGTAAATCACAATGATCTCTACCCCAAGTTACATAGTTTTTTTTACCTTTAAAGTTAGAACCAACTAACCCATTACCACCCGTTACTAAAATTTTTTTACTCATAAATCTAAATTTTCTACTTTTTCATTATTTACTATCCAGTTATTATTTAAATAAGGTTTTTTGTTATAATAATAATCTAACCAATATTTAATCATTTCATCAATCATAGACTCAAACGTATATTTAGGATTCCACCCTAATTTGTTTTTAATCTTTGTTGAATCACCTTTTAAGTTTCTTAATTCTTCAGGTCTTTTATGTTTTTCATCTACTTTAACATAATCTTCATAATTTAAATTTAGTGATTTAAATGTGTACTCACATAAATCTCTTACCGAATGAGATACGCCTGTAGCACAAACATAATCCTCTGGTTTATCGTCTTGTAACATTAACCACATAGCCTCAACATAATCTTTCGCGTGTCCCCAATCTCTAGTTGCATCTAAATTACCTAAACGTAATTCTTTTTGTAACCCTAATTTGATTTTAACTGCCGCTTTAACCACTTTGTTGGTTACAAAATTAGTCCCTCTTCTAGGCGACTCATGGTTAAATAAAATACCATTCCATATTTTCATATTATAAGAATTCCTATAGTTTCTACATATATTATAAGAAAATACTTTAGCACAACCATAAGGTGATACTGGGCTCAATGGTGTAGTTT